CTAGGCGGCGGCCTTGCGGCTCTCGTCGATGAGCTTGGCGAGATCTTCGGCGGCCACCAGCCAGGGCGATTTCTGGCCAGACAGGCGGAAGGCGCGGCAGGGGAGGGACTTCGAGCACGCGCGACGCTTCGCCTCTTCCGGGCTCAGGCCGAAATACTTGGGGGCGACTTTCTCGAGCGGGATGTTGGCCTCACCGAACTCGGCGAGCAGGCCGAAGTACGTGCTATTCATCGTCGTCCTTCCGGCGCTCGTCCTCGGTGCGCCGGCGCCACAGGAAGTAGATCAAGGGGATCAGGAACAGGAAGGCCAGCAGGGCGAAGATGATCTTTTTCATGCCGGCACCGGCCTCCCGGGTTGCACTGCGTCCACGTCCGAGTAGAGCGCAACGTAGGTCTCATCGTCCACAATGAACCAGCCGCGCCGGCGGTCATGCCAGCGGCGCAGCCGGAGCATGTCCGGCTCGGGGTACACGCGGCGGATGCGCTCCAGGTCACGCTCGGCGTTCAGCTTCCGCACGAACTCCAGAGCATCGGCGTCGGTCGTCATGCTGCCTCCTGTTGCTTGATCCAGTCCTGGGCCTCACGCGCGACCTTGATGTAGGCCGGGGAGGGGGTCTTCGTCACTTCCTGGCCGGGGCGGTACGCGCGCCAGATACGGTCGCGCAGATCCTTGGGCAGCCGATACCAGTGGAGCGAACAGCCCCACATCGACGGCGGAACTTCCTTGCCGCATCCGGGCCAGTGGCAGGTGTGCTCAGCCATGTGCCTTCCACTTCCCGGTCGTCATGTCGAAGTCGCGGAGCTGACGCTTCATCTTCTTCAGCTCATAGGCGCTGACGCGGCGCAGATTGCCCGGCCGGTTCAGCATCTCGGCCATGCGCTCAGCGTGCGAGCTGATGGCGTTGTCGATGTCGCGCGCCTGTGCCAGTACGTCGCGCAGCGTGTCCCAGGCGTTCATGGGGCCTCCTCGTAGTTGCGCCAATGCACGAAGCCGTTCTTCGTCCAGAAGCCCCAGCCGCCTTGCTTGCGGAACCAGATGACGACCGTCCAGGCGCCGCCGGGGCTCACTTCGACGATCGTGTGGCGATCAGCGGCACGCCGGAAGGCAATGCTGCCGGGGCGACGTGCGGTATCGAAGCAGTGTCGGTCGTCCAGCGAAGCGGGCTGCCGCTGGGTCTTCGGCCGGCGCTCGACGTACCAGCCGGCGATGACGATGCTGATAAAGGATGCCGGGTGCGTGTGCAGGTCGCGCGCCCGATCCTCTCGGGCGATGTAGTGCAGGCGCCCGGCGATGTACTTTCCGATCCAGGCGTCGAACCGGCCGCGCGCCCAGGTACGCGGTTCAGGCCGGTTGTCGTCGGAGTCGCGGCCCGTATTGCTGCCGCCGAAGAGCCACGAGCGTCCCATGTAGAGGGAGCCGTCGGCGCCGTAGATGTTGAAGTACGGGCGGCGCGCACCGATGCGTTGCAGGATCTTGAGGATCACGCGCCACCGTCCAGCTTCTTCGACTCGAACTTGCCGCGGACGTTGGCGGCGAAGAAGCTGCCGACCGACGGTGCCGAGATCATCTCGGAGTAGAGCTTCGCCGGCACGTCCGAGTAGCGGTAGACGGTGCCGCTCGAGAACTCGACATCGAGCAGGCTGGCGCCGTCGTGGCCGACGGACTTGATGTTGCTGGACTTCACGGGGCTGCGGCTGATGGTGGTCATGCTTTCTCCTTGGGGTTGTTGACGGGCGGATGCCACCCGGTGATGCGTTGAATCCGTGCCCAGCTCGGGCGCGGGGTGAACAAGCTGATGAGGCGGCGGGCCGCGGCGCGCAGCCACAGAATGAACAGTGGCGGCTCAGGTGGCGGTAGCGGCGGGAGCCATTCCAGGCAGTTGACGGCGACGAGGACCAAATCGCCGCTATCGACATGCACGAGCCAGCGCCCCCCGTGCAGCTCCTTCGCCACCCCCTCGGCACCGCGGTAGTCCGGGTGAGTCGAATCCATGGAGATCCGCACGCGGTCGCCGGCCTTGATCTTCATGGCGCGCTACTCCGTGCAGGGGTCGGTGTCGTAGTGCGGCTCGCGCGGCTCGGCGCGGATGCAGCCGCCCATGTTGAGGAACGCCTTCAGGCCGTGCTCGTTGAGAACGCGGCGGAAGTTGGGCTCGGCCTTATCGTTCATGGACTGGACCAGCTCGGCCCAGCCCTGTTCGATGGGGAAGCCCAAGGAGCGCAGGCCGGCGGTGATCTGCCAGATGAGGCCGAGGGACGCGCCCAGCACGCCAACGTCATCCTTCTTGGTCCACGCCTCAATCAGTTCGGCGAACTCCTCTCCGACGAGGCCGCAGGATTTGGCGTCGATGGAAAGGGTGGCCAGGAATTGCATCTCGTTGGGATCGCCGAAGTACAGCTTCGCCGTCTCCGTCATCGTCGGGCCCGCCGGTGTCTCCTGCCCGGCGGCTTTCATGAACTGCTCGACATCTTCTACTGCGGTCTTCACGGTTGATCTCCTCGAGAGAGGAGGCCGAGCGAACCTCGGCCTCCTTTCGCCCGGTCAGTCCGGGTACTTGCGGGTGGGCCACTGCTCCATGCGGTCGGCCAGCTCCAGCGCTTCCTTCGCGCGGGCCTGGATCTCGTCCGCATTGAGGTTGTTCAGCGCCGCGTGCATGGACATCTGCCGCACCCACTCGCGCACCAGGGCGGGCGCCAGCCTGTCCTGCGCACGCAGGACGAAGATGGGCTCGTCGTCGGACACCTTCTGCAAGCAGCGGTCATCGTGCTTCGTTGCCATGTCGTTTCTCCTGGCTTAGTTCGAGCCGATGAACGCCTTCATGCCGACGCCCTTCTCGATCTCCTCGCGCACGGTCTTGAAGGCGTCCTCCATGACCTTGTGAGCGCGCAGCAGCTCGTACCAGAGCACCAGCTTTCCGCCGTCGATGCGGTAGCGCAGGCGCGCCGTCACCTTGTAGGCGGTGCCGCCGTTGAAGACCGGGATGCCGATGGCGAACTCCTCGGGCACCTTCAGCGCGCCCTTGCCGGCCGTGCTTTCGATGGTCTCGTTGTAGGTGAACTCCTGCTCGCCGTTGCTGAGGCGCTGGCCGCTCTTGAACTCGACGTTCTTCTTGGCCTCCAGCGTGCGCGAGATGACCAGCATCTCGGCGGCCGCCGGCTCCACGACATCGGGCAGGTTGTCCTCGATGAACTTGGCGAAGGCGGTCTGGTTCATCGCTTTAGCGTCGGCGCCGGTCCAGACCTGCCACTCCTTGGAGAGCGGCAGGCCGTAGAACGCCTTGTGGTCCTGCCAGCCGGGACCAACCTCGCGGTCGTTGTCGTTGAACACGGCGGTGAAGCTCGGCTTGTCGCCGTCCATGCCGTAGAGCTTGGTGCCGGCGTCCTTGTGGGCATTCACCATGTCGATGAACGACTCCTGTGTGCGCAGGGTGACGGTGCCCTTCGCGCGCATCGGCGCCTTCAGGGTGTCTTCGATGTCCTCGATCTTGTAGCAGGGCGGGAGCACGACATACGGCTTCGCATCCGGGCCGTCGGCGCGGGCCTGGAGAGCGGCGACGGTGAGGCGTTCGACGACGACCGCGTTGCTTTCGTTCTGTTCCATTGCTGATTCTCGGTGGGTGGGTGGATTAGCCGACGTTCTTCAGCTCGGCCGGGCGCTGCTCTTCGCCGACGGACTTCAGCTCGAGGTTGCGCTGGCGCGGGTCGTTCTTCACGAACTCGCCCGCCTCGGTCACGAAGAAGACGGACTTCTCCTTGGCCAGCTCGGGCTCCTTCACCGCGATCACGTCCTCGATGTGGATCGCCGAGCCCATGTTGTCGATCGGGCGGATCTTGAGCTTCAGGGTCAGCTCGCCGGCCTTGCCGGTGTGCTTCACCAAGAGGCCCAGCTCGTACAACTGGCGGTCCAGATCGTCGATCAGGCTGCCCTGGCGGATGCCCTGGATGGTCTTCAAGAACATATGTACTTCTCCGGTTGATGCTGGTGGTGTAGGTGGCCGGTTGCCCGTGTAGACGCCGGCCGTCGCCCCAAGGAGTCCCGCGCGGGCTCGGGCCGAATTAAAACGGGATGTCGTCGTCCTCAAACGGTTCGGGGTCTGCGCGAGAAGCGGCGCGCTCGTGGCGGGCGCCGCGCTCGGCACGCGACTCGCGCTCGTCGCTGTCGCTCGGCTTGCCGTCGAGCATCTGGAGGTCGCGGACGCGGATCTCGGTCGTGTAGCGGTCCCTGCCTTCCTTGTCCTCCCACTTCCTCGTCTTGATCGAACCCTCGACGTATATCTTCGAGCCCTTGTGCAGATACTTGCCGGCGATCTCGGCGAGCTTCCCGGGGAACACGAGGTTGTGCCACTCGGTTGCCTCCTTCTGCTCGCCGGTCTGCTTGTCCTTCCAGCTCTCCGACGTGGCGAGGCTGGTGGTGGTGATGGCGTCGCCGCTGGGGAAGTAGCGGGTCTCGGGCTCTTTGCCGAGGTTGCCGATCAGGATGACTTTGTTGACTCCGCGGGCCATGGCGCCCTCCTTCAGTGAACAGTGGATTCGGCCGGAGCCGACGGCGCGGCGGCCTGCTCGCCTTCGGCCTGCTCCATGACATCGCTGGCCATCTGGTGAGAGATGCACAACATCTGCGCGATGTGGCCGATCTGGCCCTGGCAGTCCTTGCAGTCCTTGGTGTGGCCGGTGCGCAGGCGATCGAGGAAGTGGGAGCGGATCTCGTCGGCGATCCGCTCCTCGTCGAACCCGTGCTCCTCGAAGCTCCGCCCCGACTTCAGCGCGGCGATCAGGGTGTGCAGCGCGGAGGCGGCGGATTCCCCCACGAACCCGGCGAACTTCACCATGTCGGCATCCGCCTCCAGGCGATCGCCGTCCTGCTTCATCGTCACGCAGTGGGAGAGCGCGACGTAGAACAGGCCGGCAAGCCGGAGGGCGATGTGGCGGGCGTCGGGGATGGGGAGTTTCTGTTGCAGTTCCATTTCTGATCTCAGTTGGCGAATTCGGCCGCCGCGCGCTCGGAAGCGGCGGCGAGGTCCATGTCCAGCAGCCACTCGATGACCTTCATCTCGTGGACGCGAAAGTGCAGCGAGATGGCTTCGATGATCTGGTCATCGGTGGGGCGGGTCGGCGTCCGAGAAACCACAACAACCTGCTCCGGCTTCACGCCCCTGGGCAGCTCGATGACCTCGCCCGTTTTTCCGTCCACCGCCACCTTCTCGCCCGACTGCGCGGCGGATTCGAGGGTGATGCGGCGCTGTTCCAGCGCCCGTTCCAGATCGCGCGTCGCGCGCTCCTGATCGGCCTGCTCGTCACGGGCCTTGCGCTGCTCCTCGTCGCGGACGCGCTTGCGCTCCTCCTCGAGCTTGCGCTCGGCCTCACGCTGGGCCTTGGCCTCTTCCTCCTTGCGGATGCGCTCGCGCTCGGCCTCGATGCGGGCCTTCTCCTTCTCCTCGTGCTCGGCGATGCGCCCCTTGATGATGCCGGGCAGGTGGGCCGGGTTGATCGTCACGAGGTCGCGCACATCGCGCACGAGGAACTGGTGATCCTTGGCCAGCTCGTCGATGACGTTGAGGTTGGTCTGGAAGTCGGCGAGCTGCTGGTTCGCGTCGATCTTCGCAGCCGCCAGGGCGTCATCCACCGCCGAGCGCAAGCTAGTCAGCGTTTTCTTGCCCTTCATCGCCTCGGCGAAGTCGGGCATCGGCACGGTGATGGTCACGCGGCCCTTCAGCAGCGCGTTCGCGGTGTTGATGTGGCTCGTCCAAGCCGTCCGGCCGCCCTGCATGATCTCGACGCGGATCTCGTCCTTGCGCTTCTTCACCAGCTTGTCGAGCGTCAGGCGCTTCTGGCGCATCTCTTCGGAGAGCTGGTCGATGGTGCGGAACAACTCGTCGATGCTGGCGGTCTGCGAGATCGCCTGATCCTTGACGAGCTTCAGCTCCTTCTCGGCCTTGTCGCAGAACTTCACCGTCTGCTCGGCGTCGGCGAAGTCCTGATCCGTCTGGAGGTCGGTCTTGATGTCGCGGATGAATTTGAGCGCGGACTCGCGGTACAGGGCGAGGTTGCTGCTCGTGACCTTGCCGACGATCTGCACCGACAGGGCGGGCAGCGCCATGATGGCGGTCTTCTCGGTCACGGGCTCGGCGCCGGCCGGCGTGTAGTTGGCCACATCGGCCTCGAACTGCTTCCAGCCAGCCAGCAGCTTCTCGGCGCGACCAGGGACCGGCTTGTAGGTCATGCTGGCGAAGTTGCCCGGCGTGCCATCGGAGCACGCGAAGTACACGCGCTTTGCGCCGGTGACGAGGAGCTGGTGCTCGAGCTGCCAGTAGTAGTGCGGCTCCAGCGAATCGTTGTCGATCTGAGCGACCAGCTCCTTGTTCCAGAGCTTGTGCTCGAACAGCGTCTCCTCGTCCATCGTCATGCCGTCCAGCGACGCCAGCAGGCGGCCATCTTCGGCAGTGACGGGGTACAGGTCTTCGCCGATCAGCCCCTCAACGTGCGGACGGATCGCGCGCTCGGCAGCGTGGCCCTTGTCGAAGAGGGCCTGCTTCTCCGGCGTGATGGTCTCGGTCAGGCCGGTGGCCTTCTCGCGGATCAGGTCGTTGCGGCTCTTGTACTTCGAGGCGCCCATCATCGCGGGCGCGTCGCTGGCGCAGAAGTGCGTGGCGCGGGCGGCATGCCACTCGGCACTGCCCTGGGTTAGATCGAGGATTTTCACTGCGGCTCTCCCTGCTTGATGCCGGTGATCTTCTTCTTCTGCTCTTCGGTGAGCGGAAGGCCCTTGGCTTCGACGGTGGCGATGACTTTCTCGGCGGTCTTCTTGCCCGACTCGATCAGGCCCACCCACGAGTCGAAGTTCGCGCTGAACTTGTCGTCCGGGTAGAACTCCTGCTCCGCGGGCTTCTGCTGCTGCGTCTGCTGACGCTGCTGGCCGGCGTTCTCGGGGCCGCCGTTGCCGTCGTCATCGTCGTCCTGCTCGGCGAGGCCCAAGGCCATCTTCATCGTGTACTTCTTCAGGTAGGTGACGGTGGACGCACGCGCCTGGATCGCGTTCTTCGCGCCGCTGTTGTCGATCGGGCCGCCCAGCACGGTCTCCTCCTCGTGCCCGGCGGCGTGCCGCACGATGCACGCGACCTCGATCCACTCCTTCTCCTGCTTCACGGTGCGCCAGGAAACCGACAGGCCGGCTTGCGCCAGCGCCTCGGCCGTGGCTTCCACGAAGTCGGACAGTCGCGCGTACTGCATACCCTTCATCGGCCCGCTCTGGACCTCGGCGGAACGCACGACCTTGATGTGGTTGGCGCGGAACGCCGACATCGCAGCGTTGAACTGCTTGCGAGCCTCGTTCTTCTCCCAGCGATCTTGCAGGTCGAGGAACTTCTCGATGGTCTCGAGCGGGGCGTTGTTCTGGACGACCATGCGCAGCAGGTCGCCGGGGTGGAAGGCGGCAACAGCGAGGGGAGCGGCGGCGGGCTCGGCATGAACGAGGGCGGTCACAGCACTACCCCATCGCGGATGATGGTGTTGTGCCGCACGGTCCAGTTGGCGGGCAGGTCACGGGAGCAGTACACGCGCGGCCGGATCGTGACCTCCGGCTCGCCGCCGCCCAGCAGGGCGATCAGCAGGTGGAACAGGGTCATGGCGACATACCTCCTTGGTAGGTGTCGCCACATTACCTCTGTGGTATCAGTCTGTCAATACCAAGGAGGTATATATCCGTGACATCATGGTCAAAGAACGACGAAAGCCCCGCTGGCAGATACCAGCAGGGCCTTCAGAGGGGGCCGCTCAGTAGTGGGTGCGGAGGATCTTCTCGACGACGACGCCGACGATGGTGGCGCGCGACTCGACCTTGATGGTGGGGTAGGCGGGGTTGAGGGCCTTCAGGTACATCCGGTCCCCGTCGTACATGAGCTGCTTAAAGGTCGAGCGCTGCTCATCCTCCAGGCGCACAACCACGAAGTCGCCGCTGCGCGGCTCGCGCAGGTCAGCGCGTTTGACGACGATGAAGCAGCCCGGCGGGAAACTCTTGGGGTCGTCGGGCTTGTACATGGAGTCGCCATCCACCATGAGCGCGATCGCCTCGCGCTCCGTCAGCTTCTCCGTCGTATCCAGCCACTCGTATTCCTCCTCTGGCAGAAAGTGATCGTCAATCGCCGCCCACGAACCCGCATTTACCCAGCTAACCACCGGGACTCTCCCGCGCGTGGGTAATGCGTGCGTCACGTTCCCGACGAGCGCATCCCCGATCTTTGCCGCATCCCCGATCGTCTCCGTGACAATCGCACCGTGACTCTGGTCTAGCCAATTCCTCGGCTTGCCAGAAGCTTCTTCAATGCGCCGGGCGAGGTCGTCGCCAATGGCGCGTGCGCCGGAAGCATTCGCTTCCGTGATGCGGGTGATGTAGCTCGGCTGCACGTTCAGCTTTTCAGCGAGGCGCGACTTCACCCCCTGGAACACATCCTGAACGATGCGCGCGGTGTTTAAACGCCTGATTTGCTGGATGTCGTGCATGACACCATTGGACCACTTTTCACCCACAAGGTATACATCCTATCAGGTAATAAACCCTCGCGGTGAGGAAAAAGTCTCACTTGTTAAAAGCTACCATAGAGGTATAAGATTATTGGGCGGAACATACCTGAGAGATATTCATGCCCGACTTCTGCCTCTACGGACACTGGCGCGGTCTCGCTCCCGAGCAGCGCACCCGTTTCGCCAAGCTGGCAAAAACCAGCATCGGCTACATCGAAAACCACCTGATCCACCGGCGCAAGACGCCGCTGAAGCCGCTGATCCGTCGCCTGACCCGGGCCTGCCGGCTGACCGGGGCGAGCGACAAGCTCACCGAGGCGGATCTGGTGATGTGGTTCTACAAAAAGCCGGCGCCCAAGCGCCGCGCCGCTGCTCCCGCCGCCGAAGCTGCTGCCAGCTAGGGCCGCGGTCGTGAGCGAAGCAGATCAAAGCGTCAAGCGGAAACGTGCGTACGTGAGCAATGCCCTGCGCCTCAAGATTTACGAGAGGGACGGGCGGAAGTGCGCCCTGTGCGGCAGGGAGACGCGGTTCTCCAGATCGCACTACGACACGCCATTCGACGACGGCCCTGTGGCTGGGTCCGTGGACCACATCATCCCGACCAGCCGAGGCGGAACCAGCGGCGAGTCGAACCTGCGCTGGACGTGCCGGAGCTGCAACTGCGCCCGGGGGAATCGGTCATGAGGCTCCGTATCTGCAAGTGGGCCGAGCACCAGCACTACAAGGACCGGAACCCGCCCTGGATCAAGCTGCACTTCAAGACCCTGCACAGCAAGACCTGGGTGACTGCTAGCGACGCGGACCGCGTGCTAGCAATCGCTTGCATGCTGATCGCAAGCCAGGATGAACGGAACGACGGCTCGTTTGACGGCGATCCCGACTACTTCCAGCGCATCGCCTATCTGAATCAGGCTCCAAACTTCAAGTCCCTGATCGACCGTGGTTTTCTTGAAGTTGTCGAGGCGAATGATAGCGAACGCAAGCGCTTGCTAGCAGATGCTAGACCAGAGGCAGAGGCAGAGGCAGAGGCAGAGGCAGAACACAGCACTGTCCCGCCCGCTGCCGCGGGCTCGCCGGCTGCGCCGGCCGCGGCGGCCACCGCCCAGGAAAAGTACATGCCGTCCGTGCGCGAGGTGTTCGCGCACTGGCAGCAGGTCCACAACCACCCCCAGGCCAAGCTCGACCCCAAGCGCTACCGCGTCGTCGTCGCCCGGCTGAAAGACGGCTACAGCGTCGATCAGCTCAAGCTGGCCATCGACGGCTGCAAGAAGTCGCCGCACCACATGGGTGAGAACGACCGGCACACGGTCTACGACGATCTCGAGCTGATCTGCCGGGACGGCGCCCACGTAGACAAGTTCATCAAGCTGTCCGGCGCGCCGGCGCAGGCCATCGCCCTCACCGCCGCCGGCCGGCAGACCGCCACGGCCGCGCAGTCCTGGCTGGCGAAGCGTGCAACCGAGGAGGCGTCCCGTGCAGAAGCATGACGCGCCACGCTTCGCCGCCGCCATGACGGCGTGCTCGGAGTATTACGGGAGGACGCTCAGCGACCCGATCATCGAGATCTACTGGCGCGGGCTCGAGGTCTTCGACATCCAGGCCGTCGAGGTCGCCTTCCAGGCCCACATCCGCAATCCCGACACCGGGCAGTTCTTCCCGAAGGTTGGCGACATCGTGAAGCTGATCGAGGGCGCCACCGGCGACCGCGCCCAGGTCGCCTGGTCGAAGGTCCACTTCGCCGTCCGCTGCATCGGCCCCTACCAGTCCCTCGTCTTCGACGACCCGATCATCCATCTGGTGCTCACGGACATGGGCGGCTTCGGCCAGCTCTGCAACGTGCGAACCGACGACATGCCGTTTCGAGCGAAGGAGTTCGAGCAGCGCTACCGCGCCTACGCCGTGCGGCCGCAGCTCCCCGACTACCTGCCGCGCCTCGTCGGCGAGACCGAGGCCAACAACCGCAACGGCGGCTACCTCGAGCACATCCCTGAGCCTGTGGTGATCGGTGATACCACGAAGGCCCAGGCCGTACTCGCTGGCGGCAAGGAAGGCATCTCCCTCGTCAGTAAACCCATCGCAGCCCTGATCCAGAAGGCGGTGAACCATGAACCAAGCGCAGCTTGACCTGACGCAGCTCAATCCCACTGCCGCCAAGCGCGCCAAGGACGCCGGCATGCAGAAGGCGATCGACAACGCCGGCAAGGAGTGGGCCGAGATGGCCTACGACGCCTTCTGCCTGTACGCCCGGACGCATCTCGACCTCACCACTGAGGCGGTGCGCGCGGCCAATCCGCAGATCCCGGCACCGCCGGACAAGCGCGCCTGGGGCGCGGTGGCGAAGCGCGCGGCGAGGGCAGGCATCGTCGAGAAGCTCGGCTTGGTGAAGGCGCAGAGCCCGACGGTCCACTGCATGTACGTCACGAGCTGGGCGTCGAAGGTGCTCGACCTGACCGCGCGGATCAGTGATACCGAGTGGAAGAAGCTCGCGCGCAACTATCTGCGCGCCTTCCGCATGAACGTCCGCGGCGAGGGCTTCATCGCCATGGATGTCATCACCTACGCCGAGAACCTGGGCTGCCCGGAGCCGCCGCCCGGTGCGCAGTGGTTCGATGTCTTCGAGGCCGACGGCCTGGAGTGGAGCGAGTCCAGCCGCGGCTGGCACGTCAAGGTCAAGCCCTGCTGCGCGGAGTGCGCGGAGAGCCATGCGTGATCGAGCCGCACGCCTGCGCCGCTGCACCAAAGGCCGTCGAGGTCACGCTCATCGACGGCCGCATCGTGTGCTCGTGCTCGGAGGAGTGGAAGCAGGAGTGCTGGGATCGGGAGCAGGACGCCAAGCATATCGCGTGGCTGCCGCTGGGGCGCCGCCGCGAAAACCTTCGGGCGCTCGGCGAGAGGAGCCCGCTGGCGCGCAAGCGGATGGAAGCCGTGCTGTTGCGCATGTTCGAGGCCGCGAAAGCGGCGAGGGGGGAGGAGTGAGCATCTACGATTTGCCGGACACGCACCCGGTTTGGGTGGCGATCCGCATCGCGGTCTACTTCGGCCTGCCGCTGGCTTGGTGGGCGCCGCTGATCTGGTGGCTGCTGTGAACCGCGGCAGCAAGCACGGCATCGACCGCAAGGAGTGGCACCTGCGGCGCTTCGAGTTCGTCGCGCGGGGCAACCGACTGCCGCAGGCGAAGCTCACGCCCGAGCTGGTGCGCGAGATCCGCGGCAAGTACCGGCCATTCAGCAAGGAGGCCGGGGCCCCGGCGCTGGCGCGCCAGTACGGCCTGCACCGTCGCACCGTCGAGAAGGTGCTGACGCGCGAAACCTGGGGAACCGTATGACTCGCACGCTCGCCGAGCTGACGGAGATGGTTCCCGGCATCGCCCGGAAGTTCCGGGTGAACCAGGGAAAGATTTGGGAGCTGTGCGCGACCTGCACCGTAGCGCAGTGCGACCTGAAGGCGAAGGCTTGCAAGGCCCGCCTGTATGTCAACGAGCGGCAGCGGGGCTACTACGTGGCGAATCCCGACCAGAAGATCAGGAACCGCAAGGAGAACATGACGCCCGAGCAGATCGCAGCGAAGCGCGCGTGCGATGCCCGATACCGCGACGCATGCAAGGAGGCGATCAAGGTCACGCGCGGGGAGTACATGGCCGACCCCAAGAACCGCGAGAAGGTCAACGCTGCAAACCGCGCATGGCACAAGCGCAGGAAGGCCGCGCAGGCCGGGGCGAGCACGTGAAGCGCGAGCGTCGCCGCCCGAAGGGAAACACGCGTGAGACGATCCTGCTGCGCGTGATGAAGGGCGCCCTGGTGCCGGCCGACCACTACGCAATCGAGAAGATGCGCGCCCGCGGCTACCGCGTCAGCGACGAACTGACTGCCGAGCTGTGGAAGGCCCGAAACCCGAGCCTGCACCGCCGCGCGCATCGCCTGGGCCAGCTCTGCGTGGACAACATCGAGGCGTTCGACGGCATGAATGCCCACGAGGCCCTGAAGAAGCTCCAGCGCGAGGGAAACATCGAGTGCGACGTGACGCTGGTCGTGCTCGCCAACGGCATCGAGGCCGAGGCCCGCGTCGCGCGCAGCCTCGCCTACGAGGAGATGGAGGACGGCGCGTTCCGCGAGCTGTACCTGCGGTTCTGCAACTGGATCAGCCAGAAGTATTGGCCGGAACTCGACTGCTACCAGATCGAGGAGATGGCGGAATTGATGGAGGCACCAGTTTGAAGCAGACCATCCACATCATCAACGTCTCCGGCGGCAAGGACTCCACGGCCGTCTACTTACTCGCGCTGGAGAGAGGCGTGCCCTTCCGCGCCGTGTTCGCTGATACCGGCAACGAACACGAAGCCACCTACGAGTTCGTGCGGCGTCTCCACGAGCGCACCGGCGGCCCCGAAGTCGAGTGGATCAGGGCCGACTTCTCCACCGAGATCGCTCAGCGTCGCGAGTACATCCTGCGGGAGTGGCCGCTCAAGGGCGTCCCCGAGGCCGACGTGCAGCGCGCGGCCGCGGCGATGGTGCCGACCGGCAACCCATTCCTCGACCTCTGCATCTGGAAGGGACGGTTCCCCAGCACGATGGCTCGATTCTGCACGCAGGAATTGAAAGTCATCCCGGTGCTAGAGCAGATCATCCTGCCGCTGGAACCGACAAAGAACCGTGTCATCCAGTGGCTTGGCGTGCGCGCGGACGAGTCACCGGACCGCGCGAAGGCGCCTTGGTGGAACCGCGATGACACCGGTGCGATGTTGTGGCGCCCGATCCTGCGCTGGACGGCGGCCGATGTGTTCGCCTTCCACCGGAAGCACGGACTCGATCCGAACCCGCTCTACCGAGAGGGCATGGGCCGCGTCGGCTGCATGCCCTGCATCAACTGCCGGAAGGGGGAGCTGAAGAACATCGCCGACCGCTTCCCGAGCGAGATCGAACGCATTCGGGAGTGGGAGGGGATCGTTGCGCGGGCCAGCAAGCGCAGCGCGGCGACGTTCTTTGCGCCCATCGTCGATGGAGTGCCCAATCAAGTTGATGAAGTGGTCGAGTGGAGCCGCACCAGCCGCGGCGGAAGGCAGTTCCAACTCGGCCTGGACATGGCGACCGGTTGCCGCAGCGAATACGGACTCTGCGAATGAACATCACGAACGACGAGCGCGAGCTGCTGGAGCGCGCCCTGGACGAGTTGCACGAGCTGTGCCGCTACCACTGCGACAACGGCCCCGAGTTGGCCCGCGCCACGGGACTGTACCTGCGCTCGATCTCGGTGGTGCGCGACCGGCCGGAGGGCGAGCGCCGCGTGCGCAGCGACTTCATGACGAAGCGCCCGACGCCGCAGGGGGAAATGCCCGTATGAACCGCGCGCCGCGACCGAAGAAGTGCAGGGTGTGCAGGGCGAGTTATGCCCCGCGCAGCAGCCTTCAGGTCGTGTGCGGCCCCCGCTGCGCGCTGGACTACACGAAGCGGCAGGCAAGCCGGGCCGAGCGGGTGGCCAGGGCGACGCAGCGCAAGACGATCCGCGAGGCCCGCGTGCGCCTGATGACGCGCCGGGACTGGATGAAGAAGGCCCAGGTGGCCTTCAACCGCTACATCCGGCTCCGCGATCAGCGAAAGCCCTGTATCTGCTGCGGGCAGCCGCTCAGCCTCGGGGGGCTCACCGGCGGCGGCTACGACGCCGGCCACTACCGCTCCGTCGGCAGCGCGCCGCACCTGCGATTCGTGGAGGACAACTGCCACGCCCAGCGGAAGGTCTGCAACCAGTTCGGCGCCGGCCGGGCGGTGGACTACCGCCTCGGCCTGATCGCGCGCATTGGGCTCGCCCGCGTTGAGGCCCTGGAAGCGGATCAGGCACCCAGGAAGTACAGCATCGAGGATCTGAAGGGTATCGAGCAGCGCTACAAGGCGCTGGCACGGGAGATCGAGCGAGGTTAGCGATGAACAACCAACTCCCTTTACCCCTCCCCCCGCTGCTGTCGATCGACCAGGGCCTGGAGCGTGCGCTGATGCGCGCCCTGCGGCGCGGCAGCATCAAGCGCTCACCGCACCGGGGGGTCGCCGCCGTCTTGCAGCTCACCCTCACGCTGAAGATCGCCACGACGCGCTACCGCAGCCGCGGCACGAAGCGCTTCTGCAAATACCCGTTCCAGATGGTGCTAGACGCCCGCGCCATGCGCGCCAACGGCTACTTCTACAAGGAGATCGCGGCGGCGCTGGAGAAGACGCACGGCATGAAGGTGCCGTGGATCACCGTCCGCGACTGGACCAATTACTACCACCGAGTTCTGCCATGAGCGAAGAGCAGAAGACCATCCGGCGCATATTCGGCCGCGGCGTGTTGGCGGGGTTGAAGATGGCCGGAATCACAAACCCAGGAGATGTCATGAACAGCGCAAAACTAGAAGAAGCAGAGCGGTCCCTCAACGCCATGGCCACGAAGGTGCTGAATGCCTGCCCGTTGCAGGAGCCGTGGAAGCTGCACCAGATCATGGGCGAGATGTCCCGCAATGGACAGAATCCAGACAAGGCAGTGGTCGAGGGCTGCATGACCACTTTGAAGCACAAGGGGCTCGTCCGTGAGGCGCCCCCGGGCCACTACATCCGCGTGAGCGCGAAGCCGCGGACGACGCCTGCGCAGGGCGCGCAGCCGCCGGAGGAAGCGCCAACCCGTGAAGTCGCCGCCGTCCCGCCGGTGCTGGACGTGCTCCCGGTCGATCCGCTCGAGCGCCTGATGGCCCTGGCCGGCGGCATGCGCAAGCTGTCCGCTCAGATCGCCATGCTGGCCGACGAGGCCGATAACATCGTCCTGGCGATTGAGGAGAAGCAGCAGACGGACACCGCGGCGATGGCGAAGCTGCGCCAGTTCCAGGCGATGATCCGGGAGCTGAGCGCATGAGCGAGAAGCCCCCAGCACAGCGCGTCGGCGTCGAGGGCATCGACGCGCACCGCCCCATGGAAGCCCAGCCCGCGCCGATGGCATTGTCCCCTGTGGATTTGCTGCATGCGGCCGCGAGAAATGCCCGCTTCCAGTCCTTCGTCTGCGACCTCACCGGCGCGCCGGGCCCGGCGACGCCTGCTAGCACCGTGGAAGCGCTGTTCAAGCACATCGGCGCAACGTGCTGGTCCGACCTGCAACTGCCGGATCAGAGCCGGCGGCTCCATGCGGTGTTCGAGTCATTCTCCAGGCTGCAAACCGCCACGACCTGACAGGGCCGTCAGGTTGCGCTAGCGGGGGGGCGGCTGGCATCTTTATACCGAACGGGTATAGGAGCCTGCCATGAAGTTCCCCCTTGCTGCCGCCCTTCTGGCGGCCTCGGCTGCCGCCGCCGCGCAGACCGGATACGAAGCGCGAGTCGCCGAGGAAAACCGCCAGCGGGCCGTGAGTCTCTGCATGCACGAGCAGCGCGCCGATGAGATGCGCTCAGGGCGCGCCAGATACACCTGCGACGAATACGGCCAGAAGGTGCTGCCGCAACGCAGCGCGGGGCCGTCCGGCAATGCGCAGAGGGTATACAACCCCTCTACGAATAGCTGGTGCTGGAACTACGGCGGCACGCTTCAGTGCGACTAGGCTACTCCAACGCCAGCTCGCGCTGAACCTGCCCGCGCAGCTCCTTCGGCGCCGTCTTGATGAAGCGCTGGGCCCTGGTCATCTGCATCTCCTTCACTCGCCGCTGGATCTGCTGCGGCATGATGCGGATGGGAGACTCGGGGTTCGTCTTGTTCCAGTCCAGCAGGCGCTCGCGCGCCCGCTGCGACTTGGCGGGGTCTTTCTCGAACACGCCCTGGGCCCATTCGTCCGCGATCTCGGCCTCCGTGGCCTTGTTGAGCGCGATGTTCTGCCGCTGGAGCTGCACGGCGCGGGATTCTTTCGCCACGCTGGCCGGCTGGAAGCCGATCGACTTGAAGAGCGCGTCAGCACCATCGGTGTCGAGCACCCGGCGGCCCTTCTCGTCGCGGTAGAAGCCGAGCTGCGCCATCTCCATGCCCTTGAGGGCGTTCTGGACGGCCACCGGCGCGGACTCCTTGCCGGCGGACCACAGGGCCGAGCCGGCGCCGGCAGCATCGCCGCTGAGCAGCGCGCGGCCAGCCTGGGCGCCGCGGCCGAGTAGCCCCACCATGTCCTCGGCGAAGCCGGCGGCCGGGCCGGCGGCCTCGATCATCTCGCGGCCCTTGTCCTGCTGGGACTTCAGCGCGATCCCGGTGCCCGGGATGAGGTTCTGCAAGCCCATGCGGCCCTGCACGTCGATCGGCAGGGCGGCCGAGATGCCGTTCTGGATGAAGTCCGCAGCGCCGGCGCCGAGGATCGGCGTGATGGCGGCGCGGATCAGCTTGTCGCGCTCCTGCTTCGTGTTGAACGAGAAGCCGAGGCTCTGCGCCAGGGTGTCGATCAGGTCGTCGAGGTCGTCCATGCCCGGCAGACCGTTGAGGCCGGCGGCCAGGAACAGCACGCCCAGGGCGATCACGCGCTCGCGGCGCGGCAGGCGCTTCAGGAACTCGAGGTAGCTGATGCTGAACTGCTTGAAGGTGAACAGCGTCGCGCCCAGGGCGCCGCGGGCCCAATCCGGGCGGTTGCCGCGGTTGTAGATGCCCTGCGTCTCGTTGACCGCCTTCACCGCGAATTCGTAGGCGTCCTTGGCGCCGGCCTTCTCCAGCTCGTCGGGCGACAGCTTGCGGCCGATTTGGTAGGCGGCGGCGAAGGTAACGCGGCGGTTGAACTGCTCGGCCCAGGAGAACAGGCGGCCCCACACGAACACCGCCTTGCGCAGCGCTTCGCGCGCCGGGTCGGCCGGGCCCATGTCGCGGCCTTGGGTCATGGCGGCGCCTTGCAGCTCGTGGATCTGGTGCGGCTCGACGATGCCCTCCTTCATCGCGCGGTCCATCGCCGCGCGGAGCGCGGGGTCTTGGATCGTGCCGGTGGCGGCCTTCATCGCCTTGCCCATCTCGCCGGCGGCGCGACGCGCGCCCCACTGCGACAGGTAGGGCAGCGTCATCGTGAGCGGCTGGGTCATGTTGACCGCCGCCGAGGCGATGGAGCCGCCCAGGAAGTTGAAGAAGAGGAAGGAGCGCAGGGCCGCGGCCTCCTCCTGCGGATTCTGGAGGTAGCCGATCAGCTTGGCGGCCTCGTCCTTCACGTCGCCCTTCTCCTTGGGGATGTCGGCCCATGCCTTCGCCATCTCGCCCAGGTGCAGGTTGCCGGCGGCCGTGCGCGCGTTGCTGGTGATGAACTGCGCCATCACGCGCTTGAGGTCGGGGTTGTAGCCCTCGATGCCCTTGCGCTTGATGAGGCGCTTCAGGGCCGAGCGGTTGTTGACCGCGACCTTGAGGTACTGCTGGAACGCCTCGTTCTGGCTCATCCCGGTCACGTCGGCGAACAGCTCGAGGGTGTCCGGGGACAGGCCCTGGAACATCTTGAAGCTCTCCTCAGAGACCACGCCGCGCTGCACCTTGGCGTCCGGGTACTGCTCGCGCATCTCCTTCTCGACCTTCCGCGCGTCAGCCTCGTCCTCGAACATGCCGAAGAAGAGCTGTTCGCCGTCCTTGCCGACCACGTAGACCGAGTAGCGGCCGAAGCGCATCAGCGGCGCGTAGCCCTCGGAGATGAGCTGCCGCACGCGGCCGATCTTCTGGTCAAGCTCCTTCGCCAGCTCGGGCGCCTCGCGGGTCAGGATGTCGCGGGCAGCGTTCATGGAGCCGGCGGCCGCGGCCTCGCGCGCCACCTTGTCGCCCACGTCGTTGCGGGCCAGCTTCACCATCTCGGCGATGGCCATGTCCTCGAGGCTGCGGTTGAAGGCCGCGCGGGCCTGCCGGTAGAGGCGGATCTGCTTCGGGTTCAGCTTGAAGCGGTCGCGCAGCTCGGCGTCGGTGTAGACCTTCTGGTCCTCGAGGGTGCCGCGGAAGATGGCCTCGGCGACGGGCTTCAGCTCGCGCGGGCTGGCGCCGGACTTCGCCAAGTCCTTCAGGCTCTCGAAGCGCGGCAGGATCTCCGGCGCCGCGTCGGCGGCGCCCAGGGCGATGCGCGACACGTCGGTCAGGTAGTCCTGGCCGCGGTTGAACACACGGCCGAAGTCGTTGTCGATCTGCGCCTTGTGGTACTGCGTGCCGACGGTCTTGTGCCACCAGCCGTTGAAGGTGCGGCGGGTGTCGTTCAGCTCTGCGATGCGGTCACGGATGTCGGACATGACGCCCGGGGCGCGCTCGTCGGCGAGCGAGAACAGCGGCTCGTCGAGCTTCTGCGCCGGCTCGCCGGCGGTCTTCTGCTGGCTTTGGCGCACCGGCTGGCTCATGGTCCGGCGCAGGCTGGCCACCACCATGCCGACGACATCCTCGTCCGACAGCTTCACCTTGAAGCCGTGCTGGTAGAGGAAGCGGCGCACCGCCTGGATGATGCGCTTGATGATCGGCTGCTTCAGCGCGTCCGGGCGCTCGCCCAGGTGGGCGATGACCTCGCGCACGAACTTCTCGCTGCCTGGGGCCAGATGCTTGTAGTTCTTCGCCACCCGGTTCCAGGCTTCCACCACCGCCTTGTTGCCCATGCGGTTGAGGCCGCGCACGTCGTTCAGCAGGCGGTCGTAGCCGTCCTTGCCCATCATCGTGGACAGGCCGTAGTGCTCGCCGACTTCGTGCATCAGCGTCTTCACCGCTTCGCCGGGCTTGATCTCGTTGGCGACGATGTAGGCGCGCTTCCCGCGCGGGTCGTACAGGCCCAGGGTGCGGCCGGACATCTTGTTGACGAACGCCTTGATCTCGGCCGGGAAGTATTCGCGGCTCGGCAGGATGCGCAGCACGCCGGCCCGGATGAGGTTCTTCACGCCCTGCTCGCCCAGGGCGTCGGTCAGCTCCTTGAGCACGGCCTGCGGCTGCATGCCAGTGGCAACGGCGTAGGCGGCGGGATCGCCGCGCCCCTGCGCCTCGGTGCTCTGCATGGGCTCGTCGTCGTCGGCCTTCTGCTCGGACGCCGGCGCAGCCGCCTTCTTCTCTGCGGCCAGCTCCGACTTCAGGTTGGCGGCCTCCGCGTCCTTCTTCGCCTTGTCGAACCAGCGGCGCAGGTCGGCGCCGGTGTTCTCGAGCTTGTTGACGCGCTTCCCCTCGAAGAACGCGCGGCCCTCCGGGGTCTTCAGCCATGCACGCGCGGCCTCGTAGCCGGCGAGCTTGCTCTCGCCGGTGATCGTGCTCTTCGTGCGGCCGGCGAGGGCGTGATCGAAGCCCAGCTTGAAGGCTTCGTGCTCGCCTTCCGGCAGGTTGGCGGCGGCGATCGCCTGGGCGAGCTGCGCCTGATAGATGGCCGGGTCTCGGCCCTTCTCGCGCTCGGCTTCCTTCTGGCGCTTGCGCGCCTCCTTGTACAGCGAGGAGAGGAAGTCGGCGTCCGCGGCGAACTTCTCGTAGCCGGCGGCGCGCAGGGTCTCCGCGGCCTTGGCGTCGAACGCGGCGCGCTCGCCCGCGGCGGCCTGCTGGATCTCGTCCAGGGACACGGCGAAGGTGTACGCCTCGCGCTCGTATTCACGGGCGGTGCGCTCCGGCGCCGGCGTGGCCTGGGGGTTGGCCTCGGGCTGCTGGGCGGCCGGCTGCTGGTCGGCCGTCTCCATCTGCTGCACCAGCCGCTCCTGCTGCCGCATGCGCTCCAGCAGGCGGTCATCGACGACGCGGCCCTGCCCCTCGACCTGCGAGCGCAGCTCGATCAGGTCGTTGCGGGCATCGGTCAGCGTGTACCCGGGCTCTCCCGGCTGCGCCCGGCGAGCGGGCTGCTGGGCCTGCTCGCTCTCTGCGCCGCTCTCTGAAGCTCTTTGATCGCTCTTTTCGCTCTTTGCAGCCTCCGGGGTCAGAACATCCCGATCTTCTGCCCGCGCGGGTCCACCGGCGGCTTCTTCGCCGGCGCCTTCACGGGGATCTGCCGCGGCGGCGCCTTCAGGGGCGGCTTCTTGCTCGGCGGCTGCTTGCTGGGCGGCGCCTTCTTCGGCGGGGTCTTGCTGTACTTCATTGCTGGTCTCCGGCTTGGTGGTCTTCGGACGCAGCACGAATCCGCCATCGACGGGCTCGATCGTGTGCGTTTCCTTCTGCCCGGCCTTCGCGCGGGCGGCGCCGGCGGCGAGCTTGTTGGGGAACGGCGTGCCGTCGGCGCGGCGGATGTCGGCCGAAGTCGGGGCGGCATCCACGGCAGGCGTCTTGCTGGCCTGTTCTGCCGGGTTTGCCGCCGCCCCTTCCTCGGGTGCCGCTTCGCTCTCTACGGTGTCGGTTTGCGCGGCGGCTTGCTCTTGTCGCTGCGCCAGGGGTGGTTCTTCGCGGGTCGCTTCTGCATTGCTCTGCTCTTGGGGGGTGGCCTTCGACAGCTCGGCGACGCGCGCCGGCGTGAAGCCCTGCGCATCTTCGCCGCCGTTCTGCCACTTCACTTCGGTGTTGACGGTCTTCTGGCCGGTGGCCTGGGCCACGGCGATGCGGGCGTTGCCCTCGACGATGTACGGCTCGCCCTTCTGGTTGACCGCGATGCGGATGGGATCGTCCTGCTTCCAGCCCTCGGCCTTCACCTTCTCGGTGAGGCGGTCGATCTTGCCCTGGTCCTTGTCGGTCGCCGAGGGGAGCTTCGCCAGCTCCTCGAGCGGCAGCGCCACGGGGTCAGCGCTCGCGGTCGTGGTGCCGCCGAGCATCTTCTGCAAGTAGGGGTCGGTGCTGGTCTGCGACAGCAGCTCAGCGTGCTTCTGCTTCGCCGTGATCCAGTTGCCGCCCGGGTTGTCGCGCTTGTAGCCGGTCAGTGCAGGTGCGGGCTCGGGCTGGGCGCTTCCCACAGGAACAGCCGTTGCAGCGCCGGCTCCAGATTCGGCGGCAGCGGCTCCGCGCTCTCCGGCGTTTGCTCCCAGCGGTGAATCAGCCACGCCTCCCGGCGCGTCAGCACCCTGTCGCCCATCGCTTGCCGCAGCCATTTCGGGAGCGCGGACTTCGCCATCGGTGTTCTCCTGTTTGGCCGGCTCGCCCTTGCGCGCGAGAACGAATTGGCCCTTGTCGATGCGCTTGACCTCGAACTCGGCGGCGTCCGAGCGCTTGCGCAGCGCCGCGGCGGCGGCGAGGTGGTTGGTCCAGGCCGTGCCGTCCGGCCGGCGGACTTCCTTGACCGGAGCCTTGATGCCAGTGGCATCGCCGCTGATCGAGTCGGCCTCGGCGCGCTGCTGCTCCGCACGGGCGGCCTCGTCGTAGGTCTGCTTGCGGGCGCCGCCGTCCTGGCCGACAACGATCTCGCCGCCCGGCTTCGTGTCGCCCGGCGCCGGCAGCGCGGCGCGCTTCTCCGGCGGCGGGGTGATGATCGGGCCGCGCGGGGTGACATCCTCGAACTCGCCCTCGATGACATTGGACTCGGGCGTCGGGGCCGGCAGGGCCTTCGGCTGCGCCTCGAACTGGCGGCGCATCTGGCCGGCGGCCACGGCCGCGTCGAAGTCTTCGAAGGCGGCCATGACATCGGCCTGGGCCTTCTCGTCGGCGGCCTGCTGCTTCTGGAACGCCTTGAACTCGCCGTCCAGGGACTTCACCGGGCCGTCGGCCTTCTCGACCTGCTCGCCCAGGATGCCGGCGGCGCCGGCCTGCGCGGCCGCGCCCGGGTTGAGGCCCACAGCCTTCGTGAGCGGGCCGGCGTTCGGGTCGGTGGTGGCGATGGCGGTCGCCTGGGCGATCCCCTGCTGTTGCTGCTGGGCCTGCTGCGCCACCGGGTCCACGGTCTGCGACTTCTCGCGGGGCGTGAATGCTGCCGCGCCGCCGCCGAACACGCCGCCCGCGATGCCGCCGGCGAGGCCGGACATGATGTAGTCGTTGGTGGCCTCGGCGCCGGTGACATCCTGGCCGGCGCCCATGCGCTCGAGGCCGGTCTGCGCCACTTCGGTGACGGCTTCCTGGCCGACGGACTTGACTGCTTCCTTGCCCATGTGCGCGAGGCGGCTGCCGTCGGCGGCGAGTTCGCCGCCCAGCTTCGCGGCCTGCTCGGCCGTGAGCTTGCCGCCCACCTTGACGATGTTGCGGATGGCGATGGCTTCGGGGCCCAGCAGTTCCAGGGCGGTAGCCGGCAGCGCCGCGGCGACGGCGCGGCCCTTGTCGTCGATGCCGGTGTGCGCCTGCTCCTGGCGGATGCTGCCGTACTCCTGCACGAAGGTCGGCATCAGGCCGCCGGCGATACCGCCGACGATGGCGCCCTGGCCGCCAAAGCGGGAGCCCAGCTTCGCGCCGGCGGCGGCGCCGGCGATGTTCAGGCCGAACTGCGGAACCTGCTCGCCGAGCGCCTGCCCGGCGAAGGTGAGGGGCTTCTCGAGCACGCCCGCGACATCGGTCACTTCGGCGGGGTTGCGCGCGGCCATTCGCTCGCCGTAACCCTCGATGCCGCTGGCGATGCCGCCGATGTCGGTGACATCCTTCAGCGCGGCGCCGGCCGAGGAGATCAGGTTGCCGGTGCCGCGCCCGATCGAGCGCGAAAAGGTGCCTACAGGCTGGGCAGTGGAATCGTCGAACTGGTCGATGGAGACAGGGCGCGCGGTGCTGTCGTCGAATTCCATGCGGTTACTCGAAGCTACAGGGGGACTTTCTGGCCGTTCACGATCCTCACGCGGTTGCCATTGGCATCCTCGTAGACCTTGCCCTCCTCATACTGAGGCTTCTGCGGCTGGTTCCCCATAGCGCCAGCGCCACCCTGGCCGCCGATGATCTGGCCGGTGCGGGTGTCGAGCGCCGTCTTGCCGGTCTTCGGCTGGCCGAACTCGTCGTAGCCGAGGATGGTGTCGATGCCCATGTAGCGGCCGGCGTCCGGGTCTTTGCCCTGGCCCACCAGGGCACGGTCGATGAGCGCGCGGCGCTGCGGCGCCGGGGTCTGCTCGCTGAGCCCGTCGAGCTGCTGCATGACCTGCTGCGAGCGGCGGGCCTGATCGTTCTGGAGCCCGGCGGCGATGGCCTGCTCGTCGGCGAGCTGCGCCTGGGCGCCAGCGGTGCGCTTGCTGGCCGCTAGCGCCGCCTCCTGCTCCGGGGTGCGGGTTGCCGTGGGCGTCGGCGCCCCAGCGGCCACCGCGGCCGCCCCCTTCATGTTGTTGGCTTGCTCCAGCAGCGCCGCGCGGTGGCGCGGCCACAGATCCTTGTGGACGAGGCTGGTGGCGTTGATCTCAGCCGACCGGGCCGCGTCCTGCATCTGCTGCTGGCTGCGGTACTGTTTCGCTGCGTTGATGGTGGCGTCGATGCTGGCGTCACGGCGCGCCATCTGCTCGTTGTTCTCGGCCTCCCGCTGCGCGAGGTATGCGCGGTCGCGGTTGGCGCCCTCGGACGTGTTCATGACCGACACGTTGCCGCGCGCCTTGTACTCGACGCCGCCCGCAATGGGCTGGTCGCTGAACTCATTGCCCTTGCGGAACATCTGCGAGCCGCCGCCCGGCTGTGCCGCGGGATCGTTCGGCGCTACGGCCGGCTGCTGCGGCTGCGCGGCCTGGGCGGCCTGTGCCGGCTGCGCGGCGGGTTGCGGAGCGGGGCGCGGCTGCGGGTTGTCGTTCCGGCGCACGATTTCGCCGAAGGTCTGGATCGGCTCGGCGCCACCGAAGGTGCGGATGCCGTTCACGACGCCGGTGCCGACATCGAGGATGCCGGCGCCCACATCGCTGACGACACCACCGGTGCGGACCGCGAGATCCTTGAAGCCGTTCAGGTTCGCGCCCTTCGGGTCCATGCCGAAGCGGTTGTAGTAGTCCTCGGTCGGACGGCTGAAGGCGTCGATCGAGGCCGAGGTCGCGGCCGCGGGCGCGAGAGCGGTGCCGGCGCCGCGCGCCAAGCCGCCGACTCGAGCCAGCGCGCCCGGCTTGGGCGCCGCTGCGACGGCCGTCGCGGGCGAGGGGGCGGCCGGAGCCACCGGGGCGGGCTTGGGCGCCGCAGCGGCCGCGCGCCGGGCCTGGGCGTTGCGGTCCGCCTGCCGCAGCAGCTCGTCAATTCCACTGTCGATGGCCATGGGTGGCTCCTGTTAGAACTCGGTGTTGTAGTTGACGCTATCGCTGCGGCTTTCGCTGTAGTTGATGTCGCCGCCGCCGCGAACGCTGGCCTGGACGTGCATCGCCGCGAAGGCGCCGGCCGCGAGCTGAGACGCCATCTGGCCGGCGGCCTTGATTGCATCGGACTGGAGCTGCGCCTGGGCGACGATCGTCTGTAGCAGGGAGTCGTATCGCTTCACGGCGATCTCGTACTGCGAGAGCTGCGTGCGCAGGTACACGTCGGCAGAGCGGATCTGCGCCTCGTTGAGCGAGGTGTTGGCCTGAAGCTCGGCAGAGAAGCGCTGTACATCGGCGGTGAACGCGCTGACCTTGGCCTGCGCCACCTGGGCCTGCGCGCTGACCTTCTCGCGCTCGTACTGCGTGCGCGCGGTGAATTCGCCCACCCGAGCCTGCAAGGCATCGACGCGGGCGCGGACCTTGGCCACCTTGACGTTGCTCTTGGCCTCGACGGCGCGGACGGTGGCCGCGAACGCCTCGGCCTGGGCCTGGATGATGCCCACCTTGGCCGCTTCGCCGCGCACCTGGGCCTCGTAGGCATCGAATTCCACCTTCCGGGCCGCGATGGTCTCGCGGTACGCCTCCACGTCGGCGCGGTAGGCGTCGATCAGGTTCTTGTTCAGCTCGGACTGGACCTTCGCGCCCTCCATCTGCACGCGGTAGATCTCGACATTGGCCTTCAGGCCCTCGATCTTGGCCGCGTAGACACGAACCTTCGACTCGTTCAGCTCGGAGAGGGCCCGCGCGCCGTCGATCTGCGCCTTGTAGACCTCCAGCTCGGCCAGGGCGCCGCGCAGCTTGGTCTCGAACACCTGCGCTTCCACCTGATAGGCGGTCTGCCGGGCGTTAAACAGGCTCACCTGCGCGTTGTAGAGCGCGATTTCGGCGTCCAGGCGGGCCCGGGCCATCTCGAAGGAGCGCTGGGCACCGTTGTTGAAGATGTTGTAGAGGGTCTGCTCGGCCGCGATGCCCTGCGCGACCGCGATCCGCACGTTTTCGATGGCGATGCGCGCCACTTCAACCGCGATGTCGCGGCTGGCGGCGTTGGTGCGCAACGCGGCCTGCTCCTGGGCGGCGTTGACCTGCTCGGTGAGCATGCCCGGCGGCATATCGAAGCCTCGCCCGGCCCACGTGTCGAACGCCTGCTGCACGTTCTGGCGCGCGGTCTGGTCTTCGCGCGACCGGGCGCGCTCGTAGAGCGCCTGTTCGATCGGCTGCGGGAGTCCCGTCTGCCCATCGAGCATCCTGCGCACGGTGGTGAGCACTTCGTCGAGCACTTCCGTGTTGTAGGCGGGCTCCTGCCACTCCGCGAGCGCGGAGAGGGGCGGGAGATCCACATCGAACACCGGGGCCTCGGCCTCGAAGAGCGGCAGGGTCGGGAAGGTGAACTCGGGGATGGTGATCTGCGCCAGTTCGTCCAGCGCGGGCAGCTCCAGCGTCGGCGCCTGCGGGATCTCCACGCCGTTGAGTTCGGGAGCCACGGGTGCCGTTCCGGTGCTGATCGGCGCCGGCGGCTCCGGGATGGTGATCGCCGTGATGCTGGGCTCGAAGTCGCCGATCTCCTCGAGGTCTTCGTCGATGCTATCGAGGTCCGTCACCAGATCGGCGCCGTCCCCCAGCGCGATCTCGGGAAACTCGCCGATGTCCACCGCCAGATCCGCCGGGATGCCCGGGGCGGCCGCCTCGAGCGGCTGCATGACGAACTGGTTGGGGTCGATGTTCGGCGCCACCGGGTCCGGCGGCGGGGTGATCGGCGAGAAGTCGGTCAGGCTGTTGATGACGGACTGCGCGGTCTGAAGCGAGCGGTCCGCGCGCTGGCTCATCTCGTCGATCTGCTCCTCGACGATGCTATATGCGCGCTCCGCGGCTGCGAAGCCGCCACCAACCATGATAGGCGGCGATGCCATTTAGATTCTCCGGCTCGATCCATCCACCAGCATGCTCTGCGCGTGGATGGTGAAGTCCGCGCCTTCCACGTTCTCGAGCGTCACACGCCAGTACAACGACCGCATGCCGCGCCCGAGCTTCGTGCGACCGGGGACAGGATCGTTCGCCACCCGCGCCGGCATCTGGTACGAGGCCGATTGTTCAACACCGGCGGGGATGTAACCCACAGTGACGCGCATCGTCCCGGCGCTCTGGTAGCCCAGGTAGTAGTAGGAGGCGTGCTTCAGCGAGGGGTCGCCGAAGTCGGTCAGGCCGCCGCGGATGCTGGCGTCCACTTCGATGCCACCGGCATCGGCAACCGCGCGGTCCAGGCGGTACAGGCCGTCGCCGCTGGCCGCGTACAGCTTGCCGTCGATCTCGGCGATGGAGTTGAAGGGCAGGCCCGCCCAGCGGCTCATGGCGAAGGTGTCGGTCGGCATGGTCCAGGCCCCGCCGGCGGCGCCGCTGTAGGCCATGTCCTCGATGACGGCCTCTTCGTTGACGGTGAGGGTGTACGAGACGGCGGCGGCCAGGGCGTCGGCGAAGTCGCCGACCTCGGCCAGAACCGCGCCGGCGTGCGCGATGTGTGCGATTGCATCGGAGAAATCTCCTTCCTCCGATACTTCCTCACCCTGGAGCATGGTCCCGATGGCCGCATCAGAAGCATCCGCCTCCTCGGCGAGCACTTCGCTCCGCATCAGTCCAGCCGCCTCCGCGAAGTCGGCCGCCTCGGCCACCACCACCAGCATCTTCGTGGCGGGCAGCGCGGCGTCGGACAGGGCGCCTTCTTCCGCCAGGGTCGCCGGCGGCGGCGCAGCGCTGGCGGCATCCGAGAAGTCCGCCTCTTCTTCCACCAGCTCGGCGCGCGAGACTACCAGCGCATCGGAGAAGTCGGCCGTATCGGCCGCCGTGCTCTCGAACACGCCGACGTGAGACGCGCTCTCGCTGAGCGTCCCTTGCTCCTGTACGAGCGCGGCGCTGTTGCCCTGGGCCGCGTCCGAGAAGTCGCCGGTGGCGGCCAGCACGGAGAGGAGGGCGATCGTGACCGCCTCGGTGATGACAGAGGCGGCCTCGTTGAATACCGGCGTGATGTCGAGCCTCGTGGAATCGGAGGCGTCGATGTACTCGTTGATGACTTCGCAGATCTCGTCGGCCATTAGAGCACTCCGATGTAGCAGGTGTTGGTGCCGTACATATCATTGAACGTCGGCGAGCCGTAACGCATAGAGCCGTCGGTGTCGTTGATGTCCTTGTCGAACACTGCGTTGGGCTTGTCGCCAAGGGCACTGAAGGTGCTGAAGATGAACTGCTCGAAGTTAAACTCGCCGGGGCTCGGGACGAACCAGAGCGGGAGCGCCCAGCTCGCATCGGCATAGTTGCGCGTCAGCACCGTGCGATTGAGCGGTTCGCCGCCCGTGACCAGCCGGACCGTCAGCGTGGCCTTGCGCGGGACCGTCTCGTTTTCCGTGGGTGGCAGCGGCGGCAAGGGGACGCTGTAGACCAGGGCATCGAGGTTGTCGCACTTGAACACCCAGGGCCCGCGGTCGGTGTAGTCACTGCACGGGAAGGGGTCGTAATTGATGAATCGGGCAACGCGGGGGTTGTAGGGCGACACGGGAACACCGGCGCGCGTCTCGCAACCGGGCCCGCACTCCTCCATATCGGCCGGCCAGAAGGCGAAGCCGGCGGTTGAAACAATGCAGCGCCAGCCCTCCGCGCTGTGAGGGTCGCCTTGCGAGGTGTAGCCGTAGCTCACATTCCTAAAGAAGTTCTCCATGTAGCGCATGTGCGCCATGTAGTACGCCTCGCGCGTGTATCCAGGCACCGCAATGCCCGTGTAGATGAAATTGCCGTTCTCCAGGGTGATCTCCATCCTCCGCTTGAACGTGTACGTGCGGATGATGTAGTTGCGTCGGATGTCCGAGGGGTCGTCGCCGACGGAAACACTCGTGATGCCCATCGCCTCGGACTTCACTTTCTCGGTGCGGACTGATCCTGCGAGTTCTTCGCGGTCGTCGTAGTCGCCCGTGTAGAAGCCACGGGCGATCGCGCGGGTCCCGCTCGAGGTCGTGCGCGTCCAACTGCCGACCAGCATGCACTCCTCGAAGTCGGACTCCACCGTCTCCCCGGGATCGTTCTCCGTAGGGTCGAAGAAGTACCGAACCCACTTCAGCTCTTCGCCCGCGAAAAACACGTGCATGGCCGTGTCGCAGGGCTTGCGAACGTCGCGCCCCGCAAATCCAGGCAGGAAGTCGTGCGAAAGCAGGAATCCCAGCAGCGGCTCGTGGAATTTGATCTGGTACGGTGGGCTCTTGCCTGGATTGATGAGCAGCCCTTCGCGCTGGAGGCTCACCTTGGCACTACCAACCGCGATGGGGTCTACCTTCATCGCGTTCAGGGTCTCGGCGAACTCCTTCTGGTTCTCGATGTACAAGAGGTCTCTGACCTGCGTCTCGGAGAGGCGCAGTGCCTTGCGCTCGAGGATCGGCGCGAGGTCCGCGCCGTTTTCCAGCTCCGACGCCGCGCCCTTCGCGCGCTCGGCGACGGCCACCGCGCCGGGCACCGGCTCAAGCTCGATCACCGCGCCGATGTCGAAGTTGGCCGCGTAGTGAACCCCGCGCTGCACGTCGTCGTCGCCGAAGTAGTAGGCGGTGTTGTGGGCCTCCTTCCCGGACTCGGAAAAGGCCCAGCCCATCGCGCTCGAGTAGTAGCTGTTTTCGTAGAACGGGCGCATGTCCTCGGCCTTCAGCAGCTCGAGCACTTCGCCTGCGCGGATCATCGCGTCCAGTATCTTCCGGTCAACGGGGAACGACTCACCCGTCGGGAAGCCGCCGAATTCATCGAGCACACGCAGGCCGTCCTCGTCGCGCACGATGAGCGGGTTGTTCGGGTCGCCCGTGTCGATCTCCAGCTCTTCCAGGGCCTCGTAGAACTTCCAGGGCTCCGGTTGCTCGCCTGCCTCCGGGTCCGGCGGCCGCACGGTGAGCGGGTGAAGCGGTAGCGGCATGGCCAGCACGCCGCGGTTGATACCGATCTCCACCAGCCAGAGCGTGTCGTCCGGGGCGGTGTAGATGCCGTGCGTTCGCATGAAGCGGTAGTCGTAGCGGAGCTGTAGACCGTCCTTCGCCACATCGCGCTCGTAGCGGGTGGGCTGGCGCTTCTTTTCCCGCAGCCGCTCCTCCGGCGTCATCATCTCGCTGAACACCTTGGCGTATATGGACCGGCTGCGCGTGACGTTGATGACGCCCTCGCCGTCGGGGATAGGCTGGTTTTCGTCCTGGCCGGTCTGACTCTCGCGCGGGAGCTGCTTGCCGAAGCCCATGAGGGCCTGCACGACGCGCTTCATCTTCCCGGAGTACATGGTCGGCCGGAGCCGGGTGTACTGGCTGTAGACCAGCGGCGAGCCGGTGGGCGTCTGGAGTTCGGGGAAGCCGTCGTATGGCTCCACGGCAAGCCGCTCGATGCCCTGGGGCTGATCCGGCTTCAGATCGCGGTGGGTCTTTGCGGTCTGCTGGGTGGGGTAGAACCGCTTGAGATACTTGATCGTGCGCTTGGTGAAGAGGTCTTGCTTCTCTTCGATCGTCGAGCCCGTGATGATGCCGCTGACGAAATCGGGCGCGCCAAGGGCCACCCTCTCTTCCCGAGGGCGTTCGATCTGATCTCCGGCTACGATCCGAACGGCATTGATGCTGCCGGCGACACGGGCGTAGGCGTAAACGTTGTCATCCAACCGCTGCGCAATCGCGCCGCTGGAGAGGCCGCCCAACCGCATCCGGTTAAGCAGCCCCTCCAGAAGTTGCTGCGCCTTGGGGATGTAGGCACGTCCAGCCTCAATGTCGCCTTCGATGGAGATCCGCGCAATGCCGTGATGCTGGAGTTCCACTTAGCCCGTGAGGGTGACGGTGTAGCCCAGCTCGAAGGTGTCGCCGTTGAACAGCGTGCGCGCCGAGGCGAAGCGCGAGCACGACGGCAGCACGCCGGCCGTTCCGCCCTTCGTGTTGTCCGACAGCATCGCAGCACCGTTGACCGTGATCGAGGTCGTGCAGACGATGCTGAACTGCGCCTTGTTGGACAGGTTGCCGATGGTGCCGGCCGACGCCGGGCTCGAGACGAACTGCGGGCGCGTGACCTGCGAGTAGCCCTCGGTGTTGGAGGTGATCTCCGTCATCGTCGCGGCGAAGTTCGCGGCCGTCAGGTTGGCGGGCGGGTTCACGGCACCCGAGAACAGCGCCAGATAGAAGGCGTTGATCTTGGCGGTCGCACCGAAGTAGACGTTCAGGATCGACAGGATGCCCGCGTCGGGGATCAGGTTGTGGTCGATCCGCTCGTCTTCACCGTTGACGGAGTGGAAGTAGGTGCCGCGCGCACGGATGCCCTCGCGCGGCAGGATGAGACCGTCATCGGCCAGGATGAAGTCACCGCGATCGAGGGCATTGCGAACCGCCGCCGCGACGCTCTTGTTGATGTTGTTGCGCATTGCAGATCTCCTATTGAACAACTGAAACAGCCTGTCGGCCGAGCATCGCCGTGCGGCCTTGCTGCGCGGAAAGCTCGATGCGGTCCACTTGGGGCTGCAAGAGCTGTCCATCGGGCAAACCGAGGACGAATCCCTTCGGCGAGAGCCACAGGGCGGCCTCGCTCGTCGTCCCAAGCTGGAGCCTGGGACTCAGTAAATTGGTCTGGATGAGAACGTCGCTACCGGGAACCGGCGGCGCCGTGCCTAGAACGCTGCGCGTCCAGTCGCCCGGGCGGGCTCCTTGGTAAAAGACGACGCCAGCGCGCGTACCCACGAACACCCCGCCGTCCACCGGCGCGAGCATGGTGATGGGATGGGGTTCTTGTACGAAGCCATGGCGAGGCGAGTACAAGCCGTAGCGCAGCGGCTCAGAGATGAAAACCGAGCGACCTCGCGCCACCAGCAATCGGCCACGCCATGCACGGACGATGTTGCCGGGCGGCATTTGCCGCAGCCATTGGTTATCGGCGACGCGCCCGACGGGCGAGCCCCCGATGGCGTAGGACATGAGGCCGACCGGAACATCGTCGGCCCGATAGAGCGTATCCCCGTCCGTGGTCGTGCGGTAGAGTCGGATGGCGGTAATGCCAGGGTCAAGCGGCTGCGAGAGATTGACGCTGATGCCGCCACCGGCTCCAACGTCGAGGAACCGGATGTCGGAGAGGCCGCCCTCCACATCACCACGCCGAAAGGATGCAGCGACGCCGTAGCGACCAGCAGCCAAACCACCGAAGCCAACAGCCTCAACAGGGCCGAGTCTGCCGTCCTCGACGCCCAGGGGGGAGACAGAACCGCTTGCATCAACCTTTCCGATCCATCCGACATTCGATGCCACTACGACATCGAGAAGGTCCGCATACGAGACCGGCGCCGAAGACGGAATGGTTGCCAGCGGCGTGACGCCCGTGCTGTCTACTCGGCAAAGCTCGGTCCCGCGGATGCAAAAAGCAAAAGCTTTGCCACGCCACAAGCTGTGAAAGTTTCCGTCTTCGATCAGGGCTGCCCCGGGGCGCCTACGGGCGCGACCATCAGCGTCGAACTCGACATTCACGGCATCGCGCACGGCGCCGCGCGGCAGCGCCGTTTCGTCCGAGATCATGTCGATGCCGACCGTGAAGGGCGGCAGCGCTGCGTCAGTCATTTCCGTTCACTGAATGGTCGGTGAGCCGAATCCCGCGGTAGGAAGCGGCGGCGGCACGATTGCTCGTGCCGTGCTGCCGCAGCCGTGCGGGTTCGCCAGCGGGGCCGCGGGCGTGCCAGTGACCAGCGAGGCGAACCCATCGGGACGGATGGGCCGTGCAACACGCGGGGCACCGAACACGCCGTTGATCCCGACGGTATTGATACCTCTCTTCGTGCGAGGCAACCCATAGCGTGCGAGGTTGTCACCGTGCGGCTTGAGCTTGCCGGCCTCCCAGCGGTCCACGTCGCCGAATGCACCAGCATCCAAGCCCAGGCCGCCCAGGGCGATGATGTTCCGCGTAGAACATGCGGGGATGCCGACCCCGCCGCGCTGGATCTCGTCGGTCTGCCGGATGCCCTGGACGCGCGACACCACCGAGGCCGCGCCGAACTGCGTAAAGACGATCCCCCCGACCGTGTAGCGGTCCCGGTGCCGTACGCGCATCCGCTGCAAGAACGACCCGAAGCTGTACCCGACCAACGCCTGATCCTGCCCCTCGGCGAATACGGTACGGATGTACAGCGACACCCAGGCCGTGCCGAACACGGCCGCAGCAATCCCTGCCGGCGCTGGATAGATCGGCGGCCCGATGCGGGTGGGCCGGGGAACGGAGATCGGGGCAATCCCGGAGGGGCGCAGCGTCCGGTTCTTGAGCTGGATGACCGGAGCGCCGGTCACGTAGGATAGGAGACCGGCCGGTCGCAGGGTGCGCGGCGTGCCGGGCGCGACATAGAAGTCCACGGTCGGGAGGCCGAACAGGCTCATGTCGAAGCCGTAGAACTGGAAGAGCCGCGTGCCGCCGAACAGCTCGGGGATACCCTGCTTGAACGCCCTGAAGCCGGCCGGGCGGACGTACTGGCAGCGCAGCGCCACGGTGGCAAGCCCATACCGGGTGAAGATGCCCGGCGTCGAGCTGCTGCTGCCGTGAATGTGCCGGATCGTGCGGTTCTTGTTCTCGATCTTCGTGGCGCCGAAGATCGGGCGCCGGCCGCTATCGCCGGCGGGCAAGAACCGGGTATCCATGTAGGTCCACAGCCGGGACTCAGGATGATTTTCCTGAGCCTGCGTGGGAGTATCGAACCGGCACCAAATGATGTGCGGGTCCACCCGATGCTTGTTCGGCCCGCCGCCGAAGTTCGTGCCGTTGTCCGTCCGCGAGGGCATGATCGGGTTGATGCCCGGCGGACGTACCGAGAACCACGGGTTCACCAGCGGGAAGCCAACCTGAGACGAGAAGTCAGGCGAGATCGACGGTGGCCGGATGCCGATCAGGTAGACCGTCGGCCGGCCGTACCCGTCAACCTCGATGCCCGGCGGGAAAAGCGAGTTGCCGCGGATGGTCAGGCTGCCGATGCCGTGGTGAAACTCGTCGTCGATGGAGAAGCCCATGGGCTCGATCGAGCGCGGGAACGGTAGATCCGGCTGCACCAGCGCGACGCGCTGGAGGCCGATCCGCAGGCTCAGAATGCCAAGGGGGTAGGTCCGCTTGGTGCGATAGGAAACATCCGGGCGCCCGTACAGATCGGTGCGCGAGCCCTGCGCGGGCAGGAAGCGGTATTGCAGCCGGATCTTCGTTCCGCCCCACATAGTCTCGACGCGGCCCATCTGGAAGAGCTGCGGGGTCTTGTTGTAGACCATGGGCTCGCCGTAGCGGGTCTGCACGGTGAAGCGCGGTGCGATGATGGTCCGGTGGATCTCGAGATGATGCGCGCCGGTCTCGTCGGGCCAGTCAAAGCCGGTCGGGCTGATGTACTGCTTCAGGTTGTAGATGTGCGCCGCGCCCATCGCCGGCGCCGGGATGCCCTGGTAGAAGGTGATCTCGCGGATGCGGAACGCCACCATGCCCATGCCGAAGGTGGACGTGACGCCAAGGCTCGGCAGCGGCAGGAAGCGGTTGCGGTTGAGGACGCCCGGCGTGCCGAAGAGGCTGTGAACGGCGCCGCCGGCCGCGGCAAGGATGCGCGCGTTGTTGCGCACGTTCAGCCAGCGCAGGATCGGCGGCGCCTCGATGCCATCAGGATAGAGGTAGCGGATGCGGTGCGTGACCGAGCCCGAGCCGAAGCGGCCCAGGGCCGCGCCGCTGACCAGCAGCGCGCGGGCCTTGTTCTCGATGAGCGCGCCGTTCGGCACCTTCTGGCTGAGCCAGCCGGACGGGCGCACCGTCCGGTTGCGGTTCTCGACGAGGTTGAAGTTGCCGAAGTACGGCCCCCAGGTCGTCGGCGTGTCGGCGTATGGCGCGAGGTACTGCCGCAGGTTGTAGACCCTCAGCGCCGGGCTGACGAAGGAGCGGTCTACGGTGATGAGCTGCTGGAGGTAGCGCTTGTACAGCTCCACGGTCGGCATGCCGAAGTCGCCGTGGATGCCGTTGCCCAGCAGATCCACCCGCTGGCTGTTGTCGTGGACGTTCGCCAAGCCGAACCCGGTGGCCACGAAGCCCGCCGGCACGACAGGCCGGTCATAGCCCAGCAGGGCAAGACCGAAGCGGGTGGCGATGCTGCCCACGGTGATGACCGTGCGCGTCCGATGCATGACGCTCGGGCCGCCGAAGGCGAGCAGCGGCCCCATGGTCGGCACGCTGATATAGCGGAGGTCGTGCGAGACATCCGAGGCGCTGCTGTGCAAGCTGGCGTCGAAGCCCTGCACGAACAGGCGGCGCGCACGATGCGTGACGGACAGGGCAGAGCTGATTTGCGCCTGGGTGAAGCCCGACGGCTGGATGTACCGGCGCTGAAGCCGAACGATCGGGCTGGCAACCTGCACCGCCGACGGATTGATCGGGTACGGGTAGAGCAGGCCGAACTCGTCACGGAAGATCGTCGCGTAGGTGCTGACCGATCCAGCCTCGATGCTCGAGGGCTCGAGGAGGCGCCGCAGAGACACCAGCTCATGGGCACCGAACGGCCCCGCAGGCATGCCGGACGGGTTCAGAGACCGCGTGTAGTTGGTCTCGGTCAGCTCGGCGGCGCCGAACCGCGGCACGCCGAAGCCGACAGGCGCGATGGTCCTGTTGCGCAGCTCCACCAGCGTGTTGCTGGTGGTCTTCGGCCCGAGGTACGCATCGAACTGCACGATGGTCTGCGGCCACCGCACGCTGCGCACGTCGATGCCGCCGTTGCCGAAGCCGAATGCGAAGCTGCTAAAGCTCGGCGCGTAGATCGTGTGCGGCGTGATCCGCGGAGTGCCGAAACCCGGCGGCATGATGCCTTGCGGATACAGGGTCGGCCGCGGGATGATCGCAATCGACGGCGAGCCGAAGACGGCTCGCGTGAAGCCCTGGGGCTGAACGTACCTGACCCTCCAGGCGACGAGATGCTGCCCGAAGCGGGTCATCACCGTGCCGGGGACAGGCAGAGGACGGTTGAACAGCTCGATGCGCGTCCCGCCGAACAGGGTGGCGGCGAAACCTGCCGGACGGACCGGCGGGCGATCGGCGATCAGCCGGTGCCCGAAGATGTAGTCCTCGGGACGGTAGCCGGGCTTGGGCCGGTAGACATTCCCCTCGGTGTCGATGAGAACACGCGCGCCGCGCGGGAACCGCATCTCATCCCACCAGCCGGACCAATTGGTCCCCGTCTTCCTGGGCGAGCGGTGGTAGATGAAGGAGTCGCGGCCTACGCCGAAGTAGCCGAACCGCGTGGTGATCGTCTTGTAGTAGCCGCCGCCGGACGGCAGGGCATTGCCGATCGTGCTGGTGCGGCCGTTGAAGTAGAACGGTGGATCGCTGTACGGGAACTCGGCGATGGGGCCATCCGGCAGCATCGCGTCGAGATCCACCTGAGCCCAGCTCGTGCCGTCATGCAGCCATGCGGTCGTGCCGAAGCCGCTGCTCTCGGTGACGGTTCGCACCACGAGCACACAGCCGTTGATGACGCCGAAGTCAACGATCTCGCCCGAAGCGTCGGGCACCTCCAGGGTGTCCAGTTCCTCGAGGGTCGTCTCGTCAAGAACATGGATGGTCTCGCCATCGAGCGACCAGACCTTCGGCGACACGCCGTCGCCGCGCAGCGTGCCGCCGACATAGGTCTCGGTGCTATAGCCGAAGCCCTCCTCCTCATTGCCGGTGAGGCGAAGGATGTCGCCGAAGGCATTGGGCCCGACGAATGCATGGCTAGCGGTGCGCGCGATCTCGGAGCCCGAGCTGATGCTCGCCGGCAGAACATCATGCGGACCATCGGACCAGTAGACCAGCTCGAAGGTGAACCCGACGCTGCCGCCGCGGATAGCCCACAGGCGGCCGCCGAACTCGGTGAAGTCCTTGAAATAGAACTCACCGTCAGGCGAGCTTTCATCGAAGGTCTCGTTTTCGATGATCTCGTAGCCGTTCCTCCTGCGCACCTGCAAGGTGGTGAAGGAGGTCGAGGTCTGCACCCACGACCCAGCGACGATGGCGGGAATGAAGTTCTGCGAGCGGCCGTGGATAAAATCGAACTCACCCGCGTAGCCCAGCTCGTGGATGTCCTCGCCGTTGGCATTGAGTAGCTGCGCCGGCTCCGACGGTCCGTAGATGTGGTTCCAGATGTCTCCGTTGTCGCGGAAGGTGTTGATGAGGAACGCCTGGGCGCGTGCGTCATCAGCGGTGCCCGGGATATGCGGCGCCTTCCACACCCGCCGGCCCGGCGGGATTTGCGCGTCGGAGTTCTGCACCGGCGGCGCAATGCCGCCCGGCAGGAGCACTTCATACTCGTTGCGAAACGTCGCCGCGCCGAATGCACCCGCAGCAAGGCTGGTCGGCGCGATGATCGCTGCGGCGACGGCAACAGTGTGCGAGCCGAAAGCACCAGCGGCAAAGCCATTGACGGTGATCGTCTGCGACGGACGGGCGACCGTGGCCGTGCCGAAGGCGGCCGAGTTGATGCCGAGCGTCGTGAGCTGAAGATCAGCGCGCGGCGTGCCAATGCCCGACGGGGCGATGCCGGATACAAACAGCGCTCGGAAGCTGCTCGTGGATACGAAGTCGCCGTAGATCGCGTTGCCGGTCGCCGGAGTGTAGGGGTCGCCCGCGAAGTTGAAGTAGATCGCGTTGCCCGCCGGTTGACGGTAGAACGAGATGTACACCGAGCGCGGTTCACCCATCGCGCCAGCGCTTAATCCACTTGCCGTCAGGAAGCGAAGCGACTGGTCAACAACTCGATATGGCCCGTGCCGATACGAATCGAAGCCTTCGGTCTGGATCGTGCGGTTGCGGAACGTGACGGTTGCAGCGCCGATGCCGCCCGCGGAAATCCCGCTTGGCAGCGCGCCCTGGTCCTGATTTACGACGCTGGAGCCACCGAACAGGCTACCGTCCAAGCCCTGCGGCGAGACGTATTGCGTGGTCGCGTCGGTGAAATCGAGGTCGATGGACCCCGATGCCGGCGGCGTATAGGCGCTGCCGGTGAAATTGAACGGGACGCTGGACCCGCCGGGCGGCCCGAAGCCCACGTTACACCGCCGTCAGGCGATCGAAGATCAGGGCGTTGTACTGGACGCCGGTGTCCGGGTCGAGCGCGACGACGTAGTAAGCCCCGGCATCGCTCGTGTCGAGGCCGGAGAAGGAGAAGGCACCGCCAGCCGTGGTGAACGTGCGCGCGATGAAGTAGCCGGTCTTGCGGTAGTAGCAGCACACCATGGCGCCGACGACGCCAACGCCATTCTCAGCCACGGTGCCGGACAGGGTGCCGGTGACACCCACGAAAATTGCCTGCTGCGAGGTGTAGCCCCAGGTCGGGAGGATGCGGCTGAAATTGTACGGCCGCTGGTCGCGGCCGCGCGTGGTCGCGTTCGTAGCGGCCCACACGTCGAGAACGCGCGTGTAGGTGATGTGCTGCCGCTTCCCGATCGCGCCCAGGTCCGCCATGCGTTAGGTGTCCCAGGTATCGCTGGTTTCGATGAGCACCTGCGAGCTGCCAGTGACGTGAATTGCTTCAAACGATCGGCCGGACAGGCCGGCCACGCCCGAGAAGGTATCGCCATGCCCCAAGGGGCGAGCATGACAGGGGTTCCAGATCCCCGGGAGCTGGCCTCGGGCGCCCGCCGCGCTCTGCTCGCCGACCCAAATGGGCGCCATGATGAGGCCGCCTTCGATCGGAGACGGGTACGTGATGCCGCCAGAGCCAATGGCGTCGCTGGTGGTCGCCACTCCGCGCACACTATCGCTGTATTTGTTGGCGGCGATAGAGGCGCCGATTTGCGTGTAGGAGCGGACCAGATAGTGGCCGGTAATGCTCGTGGTGATCGTGCCGATTACACCGGAGCAGGTCAAGTTGCTCGTCGCGCTCGCGGCGGCATCGGCCATGATGAACGTGTTGTAGGCGTCGCCGGACTTGTAGCTCTTGAAATCACCGAAGGCGATGAAGCGCCCGCCGCTAGTCCACGTGCCGACGGATTGGCTGTAGTTCCAGAACAGGTAGAACATCTTCCCGTTCGAGACGAACGTCCAGGCGCGGGCCGTGGTGTCTGCCGTGCCGCTCTTGTAGGCGTACAGGCCGCCGTTGACCTGCGCATCGGTCGGAACCGGCGCGGTGCCGGTGCTCACCGCTGACATCGACTCGTAGCAGCGGATGCGAGCGTTCTGGCCGCCCGTGTCGTCCACGCGCAGGTAGAAGCGGTTGCCGCCGATACCGCTGGAGGCACGGTATACCGCGAGGTTGGTGCCGCTGTACTCCTTCACCCAGCCCATCGTGGTGACGAGGCAGAAGTCGAGCACGGCGATGAGCGTGCCCGCCGTACCGTTGAGGGTCGGCGCGCTAGGCGAGCTTTCGCGGAGGAGGGTGATGGCCATGGTTACTCCAGCTTGAACACGCGGCGGAACGCGGCTTCGACGGCGCCGCGATCCGTGATCTCGGGCTGGCTCAGAACCTCATTCAGCAAGTCCTCCAGGCGCTGCCCGGCAGGGTCTTTGCGGCCGAGGATGGCCCACAGCTCCAGATTCTCGGGGCGGTTGTCGGCGCGGTTGCCGTTCTTGTGGTGGACGCGCTCGCTAGGCAGCAGGCGGCGCCCGAGCGCCTGCTCCATGACGAGGCGATGCTCCATGACGTAGCCGTCGCGGTCAGCCGCCGGGTGGCCGCCGGCCTTGACCTTGATATAGCCCGACACGTGGCGATTCCGGCCGCCTTTCCAGTTGCGCGGCCCACCAACCTGCGCGTCGCGCTTGCGCGCACAGGTACGCGAGCAGCAAACCTGCCGGTCCCAACGCGTCGTGAACGCCTGGGAGCACGAGGGGCAGGTCTTCTGGAGGGCGAGGGCCATCAGAGCTTAAAGATTTTGTTGGGCCCGTTGTCCCAGGTCACGATGATGTCACCGCCGTTCGGGGTGATCGGCAGGCCGGTGGCCGTGTCGATGTAGGCGATCAGCGGGGACGTGCTCTCGGTGCCGGTGTCCTTGTAGAGCACGATGGCCTCGATGCTCGCACCGGAAACGCTGGTGAAGGTCACGTCCGCGGCGTCAGCAGCACCGCCGGTGGTGTCCTTCGAGGTCAGCGTGACGCTCGAGGTGATGCGCGCCGAGACCGAGATGTCCGAGAAGAACTCGTGCGTGGTGAAGTTCGGCGTGTAGGCGCCGGTGTCCACCAGAACGCACTTGATCGTGTCGGTCAGCCAGTTGATTTGCGCCTCGAGGAAGCGCTGCCGGCCCTTGTCGTAAAGCGTATTTGCCATCTTCCGTCTCCGTTACCAGTGGGGCCGGCACACCGGCACCTTCTTGAGCCGCTGCTTCCGCTGGACATTGCTGTCCGGGCGGATGCCGAAGCTGTTGATGAACATGGCCTCGTGCTTGTCGGCCTTGGCCTGATCGAACGCATCCGCATCGCGCTTCAGGTATGCCAGTCGGATTGCCCAATCCAGCATGCGCAGGTGGTAGCGCTCGCCGATCTCCGGCTCGTCATCCTCATCCTCCATCGGGAGGAGGGGGAGTCTCCATACCGTGAGCCGCGCGGTGTCGTCTTCCGTCGGCTGCGGGTACAGGCGCAGATAGCGAACTTCGTCCATGAATGCCCGGGGCTCGCCGGTGTCGTCCTCCCAGCGGCCGCTGGTGTCGTCCAGCTTCTCGCGGGTGGTGCGATCCAGCGCCCGGCCGCGCATGAACACGCGGTTGACGCCCAGGATGAGCGGGTTGAGGTTGTACTTCGCGGTGCCGGCAACGAGGTTGAGCAGCGTCATCGCCGAGCTGTCGTCCTCGATCAGCTTGGCGCGCTCGCATGCTTCCCTCTCGGCCGCGTTGAGGTACGCGGTCAGCTCTTCGTCCGACCACAGGTACGGCGCCGCCTGATCGTCCAGGCGGCGCCGCGTCTCTGCGATGAGGTCGGAGAGCTTCAAGCCTTACTCCTGCGGAGCCTCGGACTCGTTGCTCAGGCTGTCCTCGAAAGCGGCCCAGGCTTCGTCGCGCTCGCTCTTGGAGATCTCGAAGCCGATGGCCTCGCAGAGCTTCTTGAGGTTGGGCTTGCCGTCCTTGCCGAAAGCACCCTCGTCGGTGCCGTTGAGCATCTTGTCGATGCCGGCGCGGATCAGCTCGGCGCGCTTGGTTTCGTCGGGCAGCAGCTCCACTTCCTCGGTGCCCATGCCGACGGGGATGCAACCCTCGGCGATTGCCTTCTTGCGGAACTTGGGCGGTACGTCGGTGCCGTCGGGCTCGACGACCATCGTGTGGCCGCTGGTGAGGCCGATCATCAGGGGCTCGTGGCCCGGAGACTTGAACTTCATGTCCTACTCCCGGTAGGTGGAAAGAGAGAGGGGGCTTTCGCCCCCTCCGGTTAGGCGCCGCGGATGCCAGCGCCGCGGTAGTCGAGGCCCTGGCTGAAGGCCACGCGGCCCTTGACGACGTACTGGAAGCTCAGGCGGAACTTGCCAGCGGTCGGCGCGGTGCCGGTGCCCGTCCAGCGGGCCTTGATGAACTCCTCGACCGTGTGCTCGTAGCCCGTGAGGGTCAGAGCGGTGCGGCCGGTGGCGGCGAGGTTGATGTCCGAGCCGGCGTAGCGGGTGGCGCTGCCGGCGTCGCCGATGCGCAGCACGTCGGAGGTGGCCGAGTTGAAGGCTTCCAGCACGGTCACATCGCCGCTCACGAGGCGAGCACCGGCCGGGACTTGGATGGCGTCCTGCTGCGTGCCGGACAGACCGAGCAGGTCGGCGTAGCCGATTTCGATTTCGGCCGAGATGACTTCCTGGCGGCCGGACTTGTAGGCGATCGTCATGTTGCTTCTCCTTTCATCATCAGGGGGAGAGGGAAGGGCGCCGGCCCGATCAGAACCGGCGCCCCGGAGGACTGCTTAGGCGGCGTGATCCAGGGTGATGACGCCGAAGTCTTCGACCGAGCGGTCGTAGATGGAGTAGAAGCGCGGCTTCAGCAGGCCGAACATCTTGTCCACGTTGATGCCCTGCTGGCTGCCGTACTGGAACTCCTTCTCGTTCCACTCGGGAGCGCCCAGGTCGGCCATGCCGAGCGACTGCGCGCCGCAGATCAGCGTGCGGGTGCCAGCGACGTTGCCGCCGGAGCCCCACATATTGCCGGCGCCCGCGCCGCGGTTGGTGTACACCAACCGGTGCTCGTGGAACACGAGGCCGTCGATGGTCACGACGCCGCCGGTGAACCACGGGCTGTCGGTGCCCTGCTTGGTGGCCACACCCACGACGGCGCGCTGGAAGTCAGCGTCCTTCTTGAGCTGGGCCAGCGAGCCGGGGCGCAGCAGGCACACGCTGTACTCCTTGCCGCCGGACATCAGCGGGCGGATGTAGTGCTCCTTGGCGTAGGCGTTCACGTCCACGATGGCCTTGTAGGTCAGCGTGTCGGTGGCCGCGATGGAGCCGGTGCTGGACGGAGCCAGGGCGCCGTTCTGCCACATCAGGCCGCGCTTGGAGGTCGGCGCCGCCACGTCGGCCGCGAACGCGAGGTTCGGGAACGGCGAGTTGGTGCGGACACGGCCGTCGTTGTAGTAGCCGTAGCTGATGCCCGAGAGGGTCAGGAACGCGAGCTGGTCGATGCGGTTCGCCAGCCAGTAGGCCAGTCGATCCTTGCCGGTCTCGCGGAACTTGATGACCGTCTTCTGCTCGGCCATCTTGCCCTTGTTGCGGACGGAGTGGCTGATGAGGTCGATGTTGATCGTCTGGTTGTACGACTGCATCGCCTCTTCGCGCCCTTCGCGCTCGTTGTCGCCGATGATGCCGTCCTCCACCAGATCGGCGACGAGGTGCATGATGACCTGCTCGCCCTTCTCGGTCTTGGTCAGCTCGGTGATGCGCTGGATCATGGCGTTCTCGCCCGTACCCAGGAAACGCTTGATGAACATCTGGTCGCGGGCGGCCTGCCACACGTCGCGCGACCAGACGAGCTTCTGCTTGTCGGTCAGCGCAGCAAAATTGGTCTGTGCCATTGCAAATCTCCGGTATGAAATTGGTTCTTTCCGGGCTGTACGCCGCCCTTTCGCGGAGACATGGCTTGATGGCGCCAAGGGGCCGCCCCGCTGACCGGGGGATTCGGGCCCTGCTTAACGCCCTGGGCGCGGCGGATACACCGTAGTCGGCGAGCCAGCCTGTTCTGCCTTGCGGCACCCCCGGCAGGGGGTTGGTGCAGCGGCCGGATTGGGAGGCCGTGGGAGTGGGCGGCCGGGGAAGAGCCCGACCGCCGCACCAACTTTCCGGGCTTTCGCCCTATGCGCCGATCATGCAGCGCATTTCTTCTGTCAAACCACAGCGGCGACTACAGGTTGTCGCCGCGGAGCTGCTTCTTGACCTTCTCGGGCAGCTTTTCCCACTCCGACTCGCTCATGTCCTCGGGGTTGAGCTTCGCGGAGGAGGAGCGCTCGCCCGTTCCGCCCGTCGGCGCTGCCGGCTGGCGGTTCGCGGAGTCCGCGTTGCGGCGCAGGGCGTTCTTCCGGCGCAGCTCGGCGAGCTTCTTGGCGTTCAGATCCTCGTCGTCGCCTTCGTCATCGCCCTCATCGGGGTCCGCGGCCTTCTTCTTCGGGGCGTACTGCGGCCCGACCTTCGCGGCCGCCTTGCGGAGCGCGTCGGCGGGGCTGTTGCCCTTCGTGATGTAGAAGTCGCGCCACTCCACGACCTCGGCGATGGCGTCGGCGTTGGCCTTCTTGCTCTTCGAGTCGAGGAACGGGAACTCGGCGATGGTCTCGGAGACCGCAGCCTGGAAGGCGTTGCGCGCGGCCTGGGTCGAAACCTCCTGCACGGCCTGTTCCGCGGCCTCTTCCTTGGCCTGCCGGCGCAGCTCGGAGTTGATCTCCTTGCGGATGGCCAGGGCCTTGTCCTTGTCGCCCTCCATCAGCGCGTCGGCGTACTCGGCTTCCTTCGCGTCGATGTCGAACTTGGCCTTGCCGTCGTCCGCGTCGGCCTTCTTGCCGGCGCCGGAGGCGCCACGGGCGCGGGCCAGCTCTTCTTCCAGGCGCAGGCGGGCCTCGCGCTCGGCCTTCAGCGATTCGTTGACCTCGTGGAAGCGGGCGTGCGGGACGACCCTGGACTTCTTGCCGCCGTCCTCGGGCTCATCCTCGTCGGTTTCCTCGTCCTCGTCGTCGTCACCGGCGACTTTCTTGAGGTTCTTCTCGGTCTCCTCGGGGTGCAGCTCGTCGCCGCGATCCTCCTCGTCGTCCTCGCCGCCCTCGTCGTCACCGTCTTCGGCACCGTCTTCGTCCTCGTCGCCCTCTTCCTCGATGTCCAGCTCTTCTTCCAGCTCTTCCCGCGTCTTCTTACCCATGTACTGCTCCCGGTTGGTGGTACTACTTACGAGCCAGCGCCTTCATCTTCGCCAGCTCGGCCTGCTTTTCGGACAACTTCGAGCGAGCACATGCCTTGGCGGCAGCCAGCCGCTTCGGATCGCGCTGGATCTCGTTGGCGCGGATCAGGGTCCGCATGTCTTCCTCGACCTGCCAGTCCTTTTCGGAATAGGCGAGGACGGGTTTGCTCGATTTCTTCGCCATGTCACTGGCCTCCTTCGATGCCCTGGTTCATGCCGACGGCCGGATTGGCCGGGTTGAGGGGCGTGAGCGGGTTGGTGTTCTCCGGCATGGGCAGCGTGTCGATGCCGAGCGGAGCGTTCGGCACGATGGGCGCGGCGTCGGCGTCCACGAAGCCGGCCGACTTGAGGAGCTGATCGGCCAGCGGCGCCGTTGCGGGCGTCATGGCGATGGTCTGCGCGGTCTGGATGGCGCTGAACTGCGCCTCCACCGACTTGGCCACCTTCTCGGTCTGCGTCTTCTCGGTCTGCGCCTGCTTCAGCGCGATCTCGGCCTCGGTCAGCGGGTCCGGCTTGTCCTGCTGCTGCGCCATGCGGCGGATCAGCTCGTTCTTCTCGGCGAGCGCGCTGTTGCGGATGAGCACGTCATCCGGGATCGCCACGCCTTCCTTGCGCATGTTGAGGGCCTGCTCGAACTGGCCGTTCTCGAACGTCACCTGTACCGGCTGCTCGGAGATCACCACGTCATACTCGCCCAGGGTGAGGTCGTTCAGGATCTCGCCCGTCACCGGGTCTTCCACGTTGACGGTCAGGGTCTCGTCAATGGGCTCGCCGGAGGCCGGGTCTTGCTTGGTGATGCGGAAGATGCGCTCGTCGTCGTAGTAGTTCTGGATGCACCAGACGATGCGGCGGGCCAGCAGCTTGCGCGTGCGGCCCAGGTTGTCCAGCTCGACGGTGAGCTGCTGCTGGGCGGCGTGCTGGCGCGACTGGATCGCCACGCCGGACTTCTCCTGCCCCTCGAGGCCGCGGGCGGCATCGGGGACGGTGTTCTCCTTGAGCACGACCGTGAGCCGGTCGATCACGCGGTCCAGGCCGGTGGGGATCTGCGCGGGCTGGATCTTCTCGGGCTTCTGCGAGCCCTTCTTGTACTCGACGACCACGCCCGTCTTGGCGCCCACTTCCTCGAGGTCGTCGGTGGTCATGTTCGTGAGGGAGTCCTCCTCCACGATCCAGCCGGCGTTCGCGTTCGAGTTGATGATGTGGATGTACTGCGAGACGGCCTTGTTCAGCGCGTCCTGCGGGCCCATGGCGTTGTCCACCATGCCAATGGAGCGGCCGCGGCGGAAGAACGGGAAGAAGGGCACGACCGTGAAGAAGGGGTAGGGGCTCCAGTCGTCGTGGAGCACGGCGTCGAAGGTCGTCACCGTCCACTTCACGCGCCGGGCCATGCGCCGGGTCAGGATGCCGCCGCGGGCGAGCACCTGCGTCAGCCGCTCGGGGTCCATGCCCTCCACCACGCGCACGTCCCCGGTGTCGGGGCTCACCACCACCTGCACGAGCTGGTAGACGAACTTCTGGCGGTCGATGATGCGCAGGCGGGTCAGATGCTTGTCGCGCCGCTGCGCGTCCCACACCCCGAAGTGCCCGCTGGTCTCGTCGCCGAACTTGTTGCGGCCCTCGCCCTGCTCCTCGCTGTCGCCGAAGTCGGCATCCCCGGTCGGGCCGGCGCCGATGCTGCTGGTCCCGTTCTCGGCCTTGGCCCGGGCCTCGGGGCCGTAGCGCTGCTCGATCTCGTCCAGGGTCAGCCAGCGCGTGACGATCACGTCGCCCCAATGGTCCGGGTCGTAGCTCTTGGCGTCCGGGTCCGGCAGCACGTCCATGGGGTCGAGGTTGTCGATGCGGATCTCGCCGCGCATCGTGTCGTCGAAGTCCACGCGGATGTCGTAGAACCCGCGCCGCTGGATCATGCCGTCGAGGAAGGTGTCGGTCTCCTTCCAGTGCAACTCCACGTTGTCGGCGATCTGCATCGCCACCTTGGAGAGCACGTTGGCAATGTCCTGGGTCGCCATGCCGCCGCGGGGGCGGAAGGCGATGTCCATGCGGTTGGCGATCTGGTAGCCGGCCGCCGCCTTGATGGCGGGCAGGATCTCGTTGAACTCGAGGGCCATGCGGCCCTGTTCCTTGAGCACCTGCTTGTCGTCGTCGCTCCACTGCCGGCCGCCGCCGAGCACGTAGTCCTCCAGGCGGCGGACCTCCTGGCAGTATTTGATGTGCCCGCGGTCGCGGATGTACTCGTAGCGCTGCCAGTTCTCGTCGGCGATGACCTTCTCGGCCACCAGCTCACGGGCCTCGGCGTCCAGCTCTTGTTCTGCTACGTCAGCCATGTGCGGTCAGCCGGTGGGATGGGACATGCCGATGAACGGTACTGCCTGGGCAGGCGGGGTATACACAGCACGTCAGGCCGTCATCGGGGAGCCGCGGCGCTTCGCCTTGAGGCGGTTGCGCCAGTTCGGCAGGTCTTGCTGATCCTTCGGCGAGATGCGGACGGCGAAGGACAGGGCCAGGGCGTCGCCCCGGTCAGGGGAGGGGATGCCGTCGGCGCGCATCTTCTCCTTGCTGGTCAGCACGAGGCGCCGGCTGCTGTCGTGGTGGTAGGTGACGGAGGCCACTTCCGCGGCCAGCACGTCGTCATCGGGTAAGTAGGGCTCCTGCTCGCGGAACCAGTCGCGCATGAGCCCCCACATCTCGGCCCTGCGGTTGCTGTAGACCTCGGGGTCGAGGGCCTTCTCGCCGAAGTTGATCTCGTAGATCCGCTTGAACTTCAGCTCGCGCAGGCGTTCGGCGATGCCGCGGCCGTAGCCGCCGGTCACGTCGATGCAGAAGGCGTCGGGGTTGTACTTGTCCAGGCGCTCGGCGGCCATGCCGGCCAGCTCCATCGGCCCGCGGCCGTGGAAAGCCTCCATCGGGTACACCAGCCGGCCGCGGCGGCGCCCGAACACGCTGTCGTCGTCCCCGTACTCGGCCGGGTCCAGGGTCATGATGAGCGGGCCGATGCCCTGGGGCTTCTCGCGGGCCCGGGCGGCGCTGACCAGGGAGGGGGAGATCAGGCTGTTGGCGGCCGCGGCCTGGAACGCCATCTCCACGGTGGCCGGGTATTCCTGATTGAACAGGGACACGTCGCCCGCGAAGTCGTCGTTGATCTTGAACCGGCGCCAGCACATCTGCTCGTCGTCCAGGCCGAACTGGCTCTGGTACTCCAGCTCGTCGTCTTCCAGGGTGAAGTCGGCCGGGACCGGGCGGCGGTAGCCCTCCTCCCAAAACCATGGCACGAAGATGAGCTGGTAGTCGCCCCGGCCGCGCATGGCCTTCATGCACATGGCGTGGAAGAGGTTGCCGATGCCGTTGGCCGTGCTCTCCAGCACGATCTCGGTCCCGTCCTTGTCCGGCACGATCTGGCCGATGCCGGCCATATGGTCCTCGGCGTGGGGCCAGAAGGCGACCTCGGAGCCGTGGAAGAACTGCGCGGTGGCGGACCGGCCCGTGGCCTGGGAGCCGGCGGTCGAGATGGCGTAGCGGGTGTCCAGCTTGTCGAACACCAGCTCCTTCGCCGAGCTGTTGCTGGTGGAGGGCTTCACGACGGTCGGGCAGTTGTCGTGGTAGCGCTTGACCATGCGGAACAGGTTGTCCGTGGCCGGCTGCTCGTGGGTGAGGATCTGGACGCGCTTGCCGAATTCCCCGCTGCTACGCCAGTAAAAGCGCCCTGCTATATACGTGCTAGCACCTTGCTGGCGGCCCTTTAGCACGATGGCGCGGACCTTCCCGGTGCGCTCCCGCTGCTCCTCGAGCTTCTTGTGGATGTACCGCTGGGCCCGATTCAGCCGGAACGGCACGAGCTGGCCGTCTTTCGTGAGGATGTTCAGGCACCGGGGGGCGTAGAACTCGAAGTCCGTGCGCAGCCGGTAGAGGATCTGGCCGGACTCACTCATGGGCCACTCCATCCCACAGGCCGCTCTCGCGCCCCGGCCAGATCCAGCGGCGCTTACGCCCTGCCTGCTTGGCCGCTTTGCGGCGGCGGCTCTTGCGGTCCCACTCGCCGCCATCGGTCAGGCCATCGTCGTGGAAGCCGGCCGCGCGAAGGCTCGTGCCCGGCTCATCCTCCAGCGTGTAGGTCACGAAACGGCGGTAGCCAAGGGCTATGCCGGCCCGGCGTAGGGCGCCATACAGCCGCGAGCAGGCATTAACCTCTACAGGCGAGGCGCATGCGATGCGGGTGATCTCGGCCGTGTACCCGTCTTGGAGCATGCGGCAGGGGCGCCCTGCAACCCCAACGGCGCTCATGTGCCCGTTCACATCGAGCGCAACGCGGAACAGGTCGCCAGCCGGGTAGTCATCGAGGTGCCGGTGGGTCTGCTTGACCCAAGCTCTCGCGGCGCGCTGCGGCAGGGGGCGCATGGCCACCACAGGGCTCACTCCTGCGGCTCCTTGCCCATGGCCAGCTCCTTGAGCTGCTTCTCGTAGTCCGGCGGGGCGTCGTCCTTCTCGTTCAGGCCCCAGGCGATGCGCTCGAGGGCCTGGAAGTTCTTCATGGCCGTGGACAGGTCACGGATGACGCCGGCATGGGTGGGCAGGCTCAGCAGCTTGCGGAAGCGGGCCAGGGCTGAGGCGGCGAACATGCCCTCCTCGGCCGCTACCTGCTTGGCCATCTCGTCCAGCTCACCATCGCGGTTGGCCGCGGCGTCTTGGAGCTGGGCGAACAGCAGGGCCAGGGTGTTCTGCCCGGCCGTCAGGTCTTTGCGGTGGGAGCGGACCACGGCCACGGCGTTCTCGGCGGCCTGCTCGATGATCTCGCGCTCGGTACGAGCGGCGGCTCCCGCGTCGGCAGTTCGTACCTCGTCTCGTACCAGCCTCGTCTTAACCGCCTTCTGCACCTTCTCGGTCAGGTCTTTGGCCCACCCGTCGCGCTTGGCCCTCTTGCGCAGGGCTCCCTCGGTGATCCCGATCTGAGCGGCGATCTGGACGTTGGAGAGCTGGCCCGCCCGGTACAGGCGCTCGGCCAGCTCCCAATCGGGGGAGGGCTTGGTGGTCATGGGTGCCCCAGGGTCGGATTGAGGGGGGGCACGGCGAGCGAATCGCCGTCCACATGACCGGGCTTCCAGGGATGGGCGCCATTCAGCCAGAACGGCATGCTGCGATCCCCGCGGAAGCTGCGGTTCAGCAGCAGGCTTGCGGAGAGGTGGCCGTCGAGTCGCCCGTTGCGCCACGCCTCTCGGCACATGGTGGCCGGGTTGTCGTACAGGGCGACGCTCACGGGGCCTCCTCGATGGGCGCCCGGCGCTTGGCGGCATGGAGCCGGCCGTTCTCACAGTACGGGCAGGAGCCGTGGTGCCGGCAGGACGGGTCCATGTGGGTCCGGCGGTGGTAGGTGTCCCGCTCGGGCTTGCCGGTCTTCCGGTGGCGGCGGATGGTGCGGCTCATGGCTGGGGGTCTCGCCAGTGCCGGGCCGCCTGAGCGATGCAGGCGGAGAGGAAGCCCTCCGGGCTGTCCTGTCCGGGCAGGCGTAAGGGGAAGCGCTCGGCCGCGCTCGGCAGGGCTACGTATCCCGTGATGACGGGGCGCCCGACCACCTCCAGGCAGATGCGGAGTGCAACCTGCTTGCCGCGGCGCTCGCGCTCGGCGGTGAACCGGCCCTGCATGCCACCACCCACGCACTTCAGGCACAGGGCTTCGTACCCCGGCCCATTGCTGGAAGCGATTGAGCAGCCGCAGCGCGAGCACATGAGGAAAGCGTGCGTCACCACCTGACCGGGCAGGGGGGCGTAGATGGGCTGGTAGCCGATGATCTTGCGGTCGGCCATCAGCACACCATGGTGTCGGGGTCGGCACGGCGCGGCCGGAAGGGCGGCCAGGGCGGCCAGGGCCAAGCCTTCTCGCGGCGGCGCTCACGCTCAAGGATCTCGGCCACTTCATCGTCCGGCTGCCCCAGCTCGGGGATCGCCGGCATGGGCAGGCGCCGGGGGGCGGCCGGCGTCAGGTGCCCGCTCTCGAACACGTAGCCCAGGTGCTCGCGGATCGTCTGGACCTGGGCAGCGTTCAGCGTCTTGAGGTCCGGTTGCAGCTCGAGGAGGCCCTGGAGCCAGTAGCAGAACTGGTCGGGGGTCATTACGAGCCCACCTTCGAGCCGTCCAGCCACTCGAATTCGCCGTCCGGGCCCACGGGGCGGTGCATGGCGCAGGCCACGCAGTACGTGGCGCCGTAGAACTTCGGGTCGCGGGCATAGGTCTCGGCCAGCGCCTTGCCCATGGTCGTGATGGTCCCGCAGGTCAAGTGCTTGTAGCGGTCGCGCACGGGGCGGACGAAGCCCTTGGCGCGCTCCTCCTCGCTCAGGACGAGGTAGGTCTCGGCCTGGGGGACGGGCGTCTCGTCCACGCCGCGCGTCAGGCGGGGATCGGTCGGGTCGCTGGTGGTGCCGCTCATGGTGCTTCTCCGGGGCGGCGGCCGATCAGGCTGCCGATGAGTGGGCCGATGCTCTTGGCGCTGAACAGGGCGCATCGGACGTGGGCGGCGGGCTGAGGGGCTGGGCCGTCCAGCCACGCCACGATGTAGTCGCGGCCGTTGAGGTTGGCGCGCTCGAACGTCACGCGGCCGCGGATGCTCACGGCATCCCCAGCTTGTCCTTTGCGGACTGGTAGAGGCGCTTCAGGGGCGTCAGGCGGGCCGGGGGCTGGCCGGGCTGCACGTCCGAGAAGCTGAAGGGGCAATCGACCCCGAGGGCCTGGAAGGCCAGCTTGAGGTCTTCCTTGTGCTGGCGGGTCCAGGGCATGCCCTTGGCATCCAGGGCCGCCACGAGGCCCGTGATGAGCCCTGCGACGTGCGACTGCTGGGTCTTGGTGATGAACTTTCCGGCCACTGCTCTTCCCCGGTGGTAGCTACCGTTCGTCGGCTGAAATACCAAGAAGCTACCATTTAGGTATACCTCTGAGGTATATTCGGTACGTGCTGATCCCGCAGCACCTACCACGAGGATATACCAATGGGGAACACCCAAACCACAGCGCCAAGCCTGCTGGACGCCATCAAGGCCGTCATCAAGGCGGCCCAGGAGATTCACCCCGATCTGGAGGGGTATCTGGAGCCGCTGCACCCGGCCATCGCTGACTGCATGGCGGCCGTCGAAGCCCACAAGGACGCCGAGCCCACCGTCACCCTCCCGCTGGCCGATCTGGTCTGCGACGAGATCGAGGGCCCGGCCACGCTGGAGGGCCTGCTGGACGACCTGCTCGTCACCGCCATCGAGGGCGGCGCGAACCACTGGTGCGAGAGCATCACCTGCATCGGCGAGAAGCCGAAGGCCAAGGACTACGGCGAGATCGAGGGCTTCCCCTGGTACACCGTCGCCTTCCAGGCCGGCGTGAGCATGTTGGTGAAGGACGGGGACATGCCCGGCGAGTCGGAGCCGGTGAAGCTCGACCGCGAGGCCGGCATCCGCGGCCTGATCGCCCTGGCCACGAAGGCGCCCATCCAGTTCGGCAACCTGATGCGCGACAAGGGCTGCGCTGACGCCGAAGTCGCCGACTGCTGGCTCCAGTGCGCGGTGTTCGGGGAGGTGGTCTATGGCTAAGACCATCCGCATCGAGATTCGCGGTGGTGTCGCCGAGCTGGTTGGCGACATCCCGCCCGGGGTCCGCGTTGAGCTGCGCGACTTCGACAACAGCCACGACCCGGAGCCGGAAATCCACGAGGGCAGCGATCACGTCGAAGACGACCCCGCCGCGCTGCTCGTCCACGCCTACGCCAAGGCTGGCGACAGCGGATCGGTCGAGTGGGAGGACATCAACGCGGCGCACAACGCTGCGCGCGATCAGCTCGGCGAAGCCCGCTGCGCGGAGATCGAGGCGCTGTACGCCGAGCCGGAAGACGGGGAGCACGAGGAAGGCGACGGGGACGACCCGGCATGCCGCTGCGACAACTGCGGCCACGAGTGCCCCAAATCCGAGCTGAACGAGGCGAAGGACCTGGACGAGCGCTTGGACTTCCCTGTCGGCGATCCGCGCTGCATCGAGCCGGCCGGCGAGTGCCCGGAGTGCGGCGCTCTCTCCTACGAGGTCGAGGAGGGCAGCAATGGCTGACCTGACCGAACAGCAGAAGGCGCGGATTGTGGAATTGGCCCGCTACACGGAAACCAAGCGCCGGGAAGCTTCGCGCCTCTTCGACATGGCCGGACTGTCTGTCGGGCAGCGTTGCTTGGTCGCTGCAAAGCAGGCGGCGGCAGATTCTCGCGACGCCAGCGCCGAAGCCTTCCGCATCGCGCAGGAGGGCCAGTAGCCATGGGCCACTACAACGAGACATGGAAGGGCGTCGGCAAGACCGTCCGCGAGGCCGAATCGGACGCCGTTGGCCGCTTCTTCCATGAGAACGGGCACCGCTGCAACGTTCGGGGAACCCGCCTGCTGTCCTCGGAGCGCGTGCCGCCGAAGAAGTGGGCGCCGCTGCCGGGCGGACCCAAGGACCACCTGCACTACGTCGAGGACAAGGAGGCCCCGCAATCGGAGTGGGTGCTGTCCTGCGAGTTCGACATCGCATTCCACTGCTGAGATTCCAGGGCGAGCCCTCCCACCGGAGGGCTCATCCGGGCATCCCGCCCTCAACCGAGAGACACCATGAACCACAACGTCAACAAAGAGCGTAAGCGCCGCGAGATTCGCAAGGCGAAGAAGATCGCCTACCAGCGCCGCATTGCGACCATGCGCGCGGTGCAGAAGGCCGCCGATGCTGCCAGAAAGCAGGACGGGTTCCTGATCTCGGCGAAGGAATGGTTCCGCAACAAGCTCGCTCGTTTCGCCCGTCTGGCCAAGCGGACGCATGCTGCGGTCGAGCAGGGCGCGACCGTCTACCAGCGCGAGATCATCGCCGCCGCCCAGGCCAAGCGCGAGCGCAAGGGCGGCATCCTGCGCGCCCTCACCGCCAGCGGCGCCATGCAGGGCGTCATCGGTCTCCCCTCGGCCTAAGCCAGCTCAAGCCACCCCTCAAGGGTGGCTTCGGCGGGCAATCGGCCCGAACAAACGCTGGGAGATCGTCGTGAACAACCTCAAACCCTGGGACCAGATCGAGGACGCCGAGAAGGCCCTCGTGATCCGCACCTGCGCCGCCGACATGACGGCGCACAGCAACTTCAAGTGGCCCGAATCCGGCCTCGTGGAGTGCCCCGACTGGAGCCCGCGCGCCGCCTGCGGCAACGGGCTGCACGGTTTGATGGATGGCTTCGGCGACTGGAGCCTGACCAGCTCAGCCATCGACGCGAAGTGGCTGCTCGTGGAAGTGGCCCGCGCCGAGTGCGTCGAGCTGGATGGCAAGGTCAAGTTCCCTCGCGGCAACGTGATCTTCGCGGGCAGCATGGCTGACGCCATGACGAAGATGTCCGACCACCAGATCAAGCTGCTGCTCGCCGCCGCGAAGGGCCCGTCCACTGCTGAAACGGTCAGCGATGAGGATGACAGCCGCCTCGCTGCCTCGGGCTACGCCAGCAGCCTCGCTGCCTCGGGCTACGACAGCCGCCTCGCTGCCTCGGGCTACGCCAGCCGCCTCGCTGCCTCGGGCAACGCCAGCCGCCTCGCTGCCTCGGGCAACGACAGCCGCCTCGCTGCCTCGGGCAACGACAGCCGCCTCGCTGCCTCGGGCTACGCCAGCAGCCTCGCTGCCTCGGGCTACGACAGCCGCCTCGCTGCCTCGGGCTACGCCAGCCGCCTCGCTGCC